ACCAGAGCTAACTGCTCTTTATAACCTCGAACTAAAAGGGGCCCAAGAGCGCGCACGAGATGTGTTTGTTTTTGGGTGTTGGGTTGCGCTCCGTGCAGAGGATTTGGGTAGAATCAATGAGTATAAAAGACAGGGGGATGTATTTGAGGTGCTAACAAAAAAAACAGGAGTAAAAGTAGTGATACCGGTTCACTGGATGGCTGATGCCATATATAATAAATATAATGGTGTTTTACCGGTATATTCTACCGCAGAAGGGCTACGTTATCACTTGCCGGGGATATGCAAAGCAGCTGGAATTGTAAGCCAGCATTTAATCAGCATGACGCAGGGAGGCAAACGCCAGGCGCAATATTATGATAAATATGAGTTAGTTAGCCCACATACGGCCCGTAGGACATTTGCCACCCTCACGTATAAACAAAAGTTCCCTGTTAAGGCTATTATGGCAATTACCGGGCACAAATCAGAGAGAGAGTTTTTTAAGTATATTAAGATAGATAAGGAAGAGGCTGCAGATATGATGCTGGAAAGCTCCTTCTTCAAGAAGCCTTCTTAATGCGCTTTAGATCTTTCCGTTGAATTTTTATTTTTTTACCGACCTTAGGCCCCGGTATGTTCAGTTGAATCATTTTACGCCTTATGGTGGCCTCACAACATCCTAATTCTTCTGCCGCTTGTTCTAGGGTGAGTTCCTCATAATCTGAAGGCGCCTGCCGACCCTCCAGGTACTTAGCAATTGCCTGCTCCTGTGACTCCTGCAACATCCGCTGGAAGTCCATTATTGAAAGTCCGCTTATTTCAATTTTCTGCATCACTCACAAATTTAATTAATTCAAATCCAAAATCGTTATATACACGCTATGAATGCGATAACCATATCGATACATCCGTTTCCAAATCTTCTGTAAATCAAATTCCTCTGCGCTGCCTTCAAAAGAGTTTATTAGATGCATCATAGCACTATTACGCCTTTTAAAAACAGCATACGTATTATATTTCCCCTTTGGATCTTTTATTATCCAAGCCCTGTATCGTTTAATCATATTACTATATTTTATTATTATCCCTACTTGCTCTAACAATCAGTGCTATTCCAGATAGGATTGCAAAGAACATAGTAGCAACTCCAAATAATGTATACATGTCTTGCATAGTCTTAGTTATTAGCCTATGAAATCCTCGTCATTAGTAGTTATGACTACAAATACCTGGGCAAATGTGCCATCCGGAAGCTTGACCATAGAAATAGGTTGTTTGCCCTCCGCAGCCATGCCCATATTCTCATATAATCCCATTACAGCGGTCTTTAGTTCTTCGCCGGTTATTTCTTCTATAGGTCTAAATTCATTGAACATATAAATTGTTATTATTTTTGTTCTTGTGCTTCCAGTTTTCGGCAAAAAGTATCCCAATACGCTAACCCCTCATTACTTCTTCCCCAATCAAAAGCCTGCCAGAGAGCAGTTGACGGTAAGGAAACTTTCCTTGGTCGTCCCTGAAATTTGCTACGATTGTTCAATGCTTGCGTTCTGTATGGTTCCGGAAATGACTCAAAATGTTCACGGATTGTTTTTTTAATATTATATACGCGGTGAATGTGATACTCAATACCACAATTGGCACAATTACCTACAATGTCTATTGATTTATCTCTTTCAAATTGGTAGTCCTCATTAGGTAATGATTTTGTTTTATTCTTTTCCATATTACTCATTTTCAAGTTTAGTAATCGATTCTTCAATCTCCCCTTTGCTAAATCCATACTCCGCAAGCCTAACCCTTGCTAGTCCTTCCCTGTCTAACGGTATGTGTTCCATACACCGGTACATAGCTGCAGCCATACAGTCGCAAAGGAGTTGGTGAATAACATCCGCTGTATTCCACTTAATATTGTCAGCATGGTAAACCTCCCCAAAGCATTCGTCGGGCAACTTATCATTTAGTAATTCCAAAATCACTGTTCTCATTTCTGCATATTAAAAAGTGAGTAAATAAGCAAGAACCATAGACCGCCGGAAACCGCCAGCGTTATCAGACAAAATAGCATACAGGATAACCAGAACCGGTTATTGCTTCCGGAGCAGGACCAGTGAATGTACTTTTGGTAGAGGCGGATCATGAATAAGTTATTAATTAGCGATACCTAATTTATTCTTGTGGTTTTTGATCTCAATTATAAACTGATCAATAACCTTCTTTTGCCCATCACATTCTCCTATTGGATAACTATCACTAAAAATAGGGGTCATTGGCATAGGATCAATTTTCGATTCTATTAGTCCGTCAAAAAAATAAGTGATATTATATACTTGAAATCCCATGTCAGATCTATATGTCAAATAATCCTTTATTTTTATTCTTAGCTCCTTGGCTGCTTTATAAAATTGTTTCTTCATGGTTTATGTGATTTAAATGTAGATACTTCGTGCATTCTGCTGGTTATTTGTTGTCCTCTGAACCAAGCAAAAGAGGATATGCTTAGGTATTCTTTCGACCACCTTCTGGCTATACGCTTTGCATATGCAGGAGTATATTCAGCGTTTTTAGTTTTAGTCATGGCTTATCTGATTTAAATGGTGTCCTAAATATTTTGGTCGCCTAATCTTTGCCAATATGTTTCTTTACATTTCTTTTGACAGAATGTGTGATGGGTGGTATTCTTTATAAACGCTCCGCCACATCCGGGACATTGCAATTCTGTTCCCACGGTCGCATATTTCGCCATCTTATAATCAGACGTATGAGGCACGCCTACCGCCTCTAATTTTCGTCGCCATTCTCTATTTGATTTAAAACTAAGCCCACTAAGATAGCCGCGCTTTGTTGCCTCAAAAATTGCATCTTTTAAAACGGACTTGGTTGTACCTTTTTCTATGATTTGATGTATCAATTTTTCCAGCATCTCATCCGATATGTCCTTTACTTGGCTTTGTTGTTCTGCCGTTATCATGGTTTATCTGTTTTTTCAAAGTCGATTATCCAGTGCCACTGATTAGCACCCCAAATATTTCCAAGTAGTGTTTTCAATGATTCGATAGCATTACGACACGGAGTAGATTTGTTTTGATAATTTCGCCATTCTTCCCCTGATCTGCCAAACCCACCGTAATGATCTATAATGACACCATGTGCTTTAGCATCCTTATTTGTCAATTCCTGCGCCCTCATTACCCGTATATTGGTAATACGCAGGAATAACCGGGCGGCATCGCGGGGCATTGTGGCGGGTGATTTCCATTTTTTATTTATATCACCATCTGTTGAATGGTAATAACCAATTGGCTCCCATTCAGTATCAATGATACCATAAATGAAATTCCATTTTTCCCGGCAGTAAATAACATCCCCAACCTTACCGAATGGACAACTATAATCATTCGTAATCTCATAATATTGGACACCTTCTACCCTCTGAATCTCAAACCAAGCTGTCCATGGCTTTTTGGGCCGCTTTTCTGGTTGATTGCTAAACATCGTAGCCATGGGTGACGGCTCCGGCTTCACCACCTGCATAAACTGGGTCATTCTCCCATCCTGTATAGCGCGTACCCGGTCTGTGTTGAATATTTTACTCCGCATCACTTCCGGCCCCCTGGTCCGGTGTTGGTTTAAAATGAGGCGCTAATATGTCAATGTCAAATTGGTCACATCCTGCTGCCTCTAAGTCACTCCAGGCACCTATACATGCGCTAAATGCCTCCCTTGTTTCTGTACCGATGCCGTGACCATGAACAATTGTTGCAATGGCGCAGGCCGCGCCTCGTATGAATGCTATTTGATCTTCTTTCATAATTCTTTTCCGGCCTCCTGATCCGACTTTTTGCCTGGGCACTTCGGGCGTTCCCAGCTTGCCCCGCCACCCATTACATACATTGGCTGGTAGGTATTGCCGTAATGTGATTGGCGTAAATACTGTATCTCTATACATCCGCACCGTTCACATTCACGCTGAAGGAACGTGCGAGGCTTCCATTTATGACGCATCCTGCACCGCCTCCTTGTCAGCATCGGGGATTAAACCCCATTCAATCATTTTTTTCTTTCTATCGTAACAATGGTTCCCTTCTGTATCTATACCATCCTCATAACCCCATCTCCATCCTTCTTTATAGGCTTCAGACATGTGCTTAACCGCTATGCGGGCAAATGGAATGGATATTTCAATTATGTGAGCCTTATATATTTCATCATTCCATCCAGCCAGGTGTCCGGATGCATGAAATCCCATTTCTTCAGCAATGGCCCGTACTCTTTGTTCGTAGGTTGGATTGTTCATATTCATAGGATTATTTTTAATATTGTCGGAATTAGTATCACTATTATCAATAGTCTTTTGAGCATTAATTCTTGCAATCGATACCCTATCGTACATAGGCGTTTCAAATTTGAATGCACCGTTCTTGTAAACTCTGATCTGAACACAGACTTTACGTCCCTGACATTGTGTTACGGGGAATAATTCGTACCCTTTATATTGTTTCGTATTCATCGAGACAGGTTTTGTATTGTTCAGTTAGACGAAAAGCACCTTCTGAAGGATTATTACTATCTTCAATTATCTTAAATTATGTATCAAATGTTTTTTATATATTCTTTTTAGTATTATCAATACTGACACTAAACCTTTTCTTAGCCGGCGCCAAACAATGCCCGTTAGCGCAACACATATATTCTATCATGCCATTCAAAGTGAATTCTGTGTACCCTTTAACTCTAATTTTCTGAATAAATGTTACGTTACCTTCAAAATATTTCAACTCCGTCCCTTCGGCCTTTTCAACAATAGGGTCAACATTATATGATATTTTACCACATATTGAAAAAAGTGGGTTCGGATAAATATATATCGTTGTAGGTACCCCTATGTTCTCATTTAAATCCGGTGCATATATATGCCATGGTTCATCTATTTTTGCAGTTACCCTCAATTCAAATATGCTATCTGACTGTTTTGTGGCTTGACAACTCCATCTAATAGGATTAATTTGGCCCATTGACGCTATTGGAAGTATTTCAAGAAACAACACTGAGAGAATTTTTATTACCCTAATACATACGATTTTTATTGTCATTGATTATTGATTTTAAGTGTATGAATAATTTTATCATTTATTTTTATGTGCTTGGTAAGCAAATATCTAAATGCTAATTCTGCAGTTTGTTCCACCACTGCGTTTCCCAGGCCGCGGAGAAGATCTTCTCTAAAGTTGTACCCATTAATTGTGCTGCCCATGCAGGATTTAACAACTCTCGGCTCCTCCCATTCAAATTGTGTCTGTCCGCGTCTGGCTGGAAATCTGTTAGTTCTCCACGAATCGCCATTGAACATAAATTTCGATCCGAAGCCTGAGTGCCTTTCTTTATTTTGTATCTCCTCTCCATTGTTGCATATGGTGTGGGCCATAACCGCAAGAATAAAGAGTCGTTCCCGAAGGTGAGGCGCGCCGACTTCTTCCGCACTATATATTCCCTCCTTAACTGAATAGCCCAATTCTTCCAAATCACTTTTGACTGTTTCGTATCCAAGGGTAAGGTGTCCTGGGACGTTTTCGAAGAAGCAGAGAACAGGTCTAATTGCTTCGATATGTTGCTTGATGAATGGCCATAGATGCCTTGGGTCTTCCGTTCCCAGTCGTCGGCCGGCATGGCTAAATGGCTGACATGGATATCCGGCAGTAACGACGTGTACTTTCCCGTAAAATTCTTTTGATGGGAAGGTTTTAAGGTTCGTCCAAATAGGGCACGGAGCCAGAAAACCCGATTCCATCTGAGCAACCAGATTCGCAATGATGAAGGCTTCGATTTCCACAAAAGCGACTGTTCTAAGACTCCCGATAACTCTTTCAACTCCTCTTTCGAGCCCACGCAATCCTGTGCAAAAACTGAGGAGAGAAAGAGATTTTTTGGCATTATCCACATAATATAATTTTACTCTACGTTCATTTTCGATTTTAGTGTATAAAATACTGTTACTGTCTTACCAGGGTAGATCTTCTTCAGCCGGTCTGCTATATCGTGCCGCTTTTCGTACTCGCAGTTCTCGATTGTACGGCGGACCTTCCCGTTTATTTCAAGGTGCAGGGTGACTGTCATGGGAATAGTGTAGTTTGCCTTTTGAAATTGCTCATTCTCTCCATAGCGCGTTTATGATATACCTTATCTATTTCAAAACCAACATAATCAAATCCCATTGACAAACATGCTATTAAAGAACTACAGCTGCCGGCATAATTGTCTAATATTTTATAACCTGGCTTGGCGTAGTACTTGAGTAGCCATTTATATAGACCAACCGGCTTTTGATGAATATGGATAGTAGGCTCATTTTCAAACTTGACTGCACCGCACCAATGACCGGTAAACTTTCTTATACGTGCTCGTTTAGAATACCAGGCGATATCACATGCGCTCATATTGTGTTTATCTGGATCCGCTTTTTTATCCCAGATAATAAAAGAGCCTTCTGGATTAAGGTGCTCAATCATATATTGGCATCCCCAGATAATTGAACTTTTTGCAACCCTATTCACTTCGGCAAAATATTCTTTAGGAGGAATAGTCTTATTACGATATTCGGTATCTTTTGTACGATGTCGTTGGAATTTATTCTTTTGCATTATACTTCCTCCATACGGTGGATCGTCGATGGCTAAGTCGAAGTATTGATCGGGATAACTTGCCATCCCCTCCATGCAATCCATATTATATAGATTATTTAGCTCTAACATTTCACTTTCTCTTTATACCGACAGATAATTTCAATCAGTTCTAAACGATCCCACTTTTTAGTAATCCGAGATATGCTTTCCAGGCGCTTTACCGAATCCTCACCGATCTTCCTCACTAAGTTTTCCCTGTAACGTATCAGATTACCATGTTTGAACGTATTACATTCATTACAGCCCCCATGCACATTATCCTCGTTGAACCTAGTCATTCCGTAGTGTCCGGCAGCCATGTAGTGCGAAGCATGTAGCTTTTCTGGTGACTTTATTTTTCCACAGGCAATGCACCTAAACCACCCATCTTCAGAATCCCGTTTCCGGATAAATTTGTTAAAGTGTTTCTCAGCGAGCTTTAGCAAAACTGGGACTGACTTAGTATTATACTTTTTTATCTGTGCTGCAGTTATCATCTTCCTTAGCTTTTAGTAAATCGTCAATCGATGTCCCGAACATTTCAGATATTTTTAGCAAGTACTCATGCGGTACCTGTGCGCGGCTTTCTTCCCAGGCTGCGTAACGCTTATGTTTTATGCCTAACCACTCAGCTGTTTGAGATTGTGTTAATTTAGCGTCCTTGCGTTTGGTGATTAGATTGTGTGCGAGTGTAGATTTCAGTTTCATAATTCTTTGTTTAGTAAATCATCGATCGATACATTAAAGACCTTTCCTATTCCTGCAAGCATGTTTAAGTTTGGCTCCGATTTACCAGACTCCCAACAGGCATACCGGGTTCTGGCGATGCACAAATCCTCCGCTGTCTCAAATTGATTCTTACCTAATAACTCCCTCAGTTTTTTCAGGTTGTGAATGAATATCTGTTTGGGTACCATTTATATTAGTTTTTAAGTAATCTATGTTTGCTTGCCTAAATAGCTCTTTGATTTCCTTCTGATCGTCACATTCCCTGTCAATTGGTCCTAACGATTTTAATTGCGCGTGACGTTCTTCCTGATAGTTAGAATAGGAAATATGCCTTTCCTGTCTGTAATTTTCTAGTAGCTCAAATAAAATTTGCTGGTCCATTCTATCGAGAATGCGGCCATACTTACCGGTAATAGCCCCTTGAAAAAATACAGCCAAATCCTCTACACTCAATTGATCTTCAGAAGCGGTGTTCATAAGTTCAAATGAGCAACTAACAATCTGCGATTCCGTCATAGGTCGAATCAGATTAAGGCTATTGCAAAAATTCGTTACGAGAATTACAATCAAAGCGTGTATCCTTTTGTTGCCATATTTAGCCGCAAGACCCGGTATCCTATCCTGTAAGGGTGTCTGCAATAGCAGGGGAAATTGAGGTGCGCCAGCCTTGATATACGACGAAACAATACTTGAAATCTGAAAATCATCCCGAACGCGAATAGAATTTAGCAAAAGCGCTGTTGAGCTGTTCGCTGCTGAACTTTGCACCTGCTTGGCTTCCCTTTTTTGCATCTGTCCCATTTCGTAGCTTTTGACAAATATTTTGTATGTGTTTATTTACTTGATATAGGCTGTAATCCCGGAAGAAATTATGCCCAGCAATGTATTCGGTCAACCCCTCCCATATCGTCGAAATTTGGCATGCTGTAGCCCCGTTTAGAGGATCGTATGGAGTTTTCTCCTGATCGCAAATGAAGCTGGCAATTGATTGGAGAGCCGGTAAGTCTTTAAACTTGTCAACAGGGTATTGCGGTTTTGCTTTTTTCCAAATCGACAGCATTTGCGGAATTAAAAACTGATCTTCCCCCACACCCCTATCTTTTTTTTCATTTTCTATTTCATTTTCTATTTCATTTTCTATTTCATTTTCTATTTCATTTTCTAAAAGGCTTTTCTCCGGCTTTTCTCCGGCAAACCCGGGGTTAACCCGGGGCTTTTCTCCGGCATAACCCCCGGCTTTATTTGGCGCCTTAGGACGACCCCCCTTTTTCCCTCTTTCAGATTGCGCCGCGCGGAAATTTTTACGTCGGTCGATTTCTAAATCCATTCGTTCGTTGAAGAATAATCCGTCGGCATCCTGTCTAAATTTTTCACTCACAATGGGCCATAGCTTATCAAAGCAACCACGAGAAAGCCTTATTATGGTATCGCGCGATAAATGTCCTTTTTGTTGTTGATGACATAGCAAATCAGTAAAAAACCCCTTTTCTTCAAAATTAAAATGTGAAGTCCCGGTAAGATAGTCGGACGCATACCATAAAACAGATGGATCTTTCGACATTATAACCTCCCTTTTTTGTGCAGGTCTAAACTCTTTTCACAAAGCCCAATAAATTCATTGAATTGAGTATCCTCGGATGAATAGTCAATTTTATTCTTCAAAAAGTGTATTTGCCTAATTGCTTCAATTACTCCATCCCCGGTAGCAAATAACCAGTGACTTAATTCCTGATAAGAGTGATTTTCTAAATCAAGATATTCTGGATGATTGGATCTACTCATTTCTGTACCGCTCACCCTGTAGGTGGTCCAACCTAAATGTGATAGTGCCAAATCTCTTTCTCTGTCTTTGGCCCAATCCTTGTGAAACTCTTTACCATCCAATTCAAGAGCTATTTTAAAGTATGGGTTTCCGAAATCAATAAAGTATTTTCCAACGGGATATTGTGGATATAGTACGACTGAGCCTTTCACTCGCATACAGTTCCAGGCCAACTTTTCAATAGGACTAAAAAATGTGTTGTAATCTACTACGTAAGAGTAATACCATTTCGTTGGATATTTTTTTGCTAGATCAAGTATATATTTTTCATGTGTGGTATAGAACTCTTTTAAGTCTTCCAGGATCGCGAAGTATCGTTTCCTTTCTTCGGTCTTTACCATTTCATCATATTCTTCTCTGTTCATAATTCCACTTTTTTGTTATAAGCAAATTTTCCCCCAACCAGCGATATTGAAGAAGCCGTTCTTTTCCCACGGTTCCTCACCCGCTTTAGCCTCCACCGGTGCTACCTTCTCCGGCACACTCTGCCCTTCTAATATCCCCAGCTGGTAAGTATGCCCGAATCGCCCATTGCCGGAGTGCATACAAACCCTTAGTCTTGATGCGGTAATACCCTCCGCTTTAGCTGCTTTGTTGACGGACTCAAAGGTGTCCACCAGGTTACCTTCTTTATCGTACTTTAGTACTGGTCTGCTGTGTCGTCCCATGGCTATTCCCCCTCTGGTTCTTCGTTAAAATGTGGAATCTTATCCGTTTCTTCCGATATGTCAGAGAACTTATCATCCGCTTCCAGATATACGCACATGAAGGCAGTAATGCCTTGTCTAAGCGAATCCATGGCATCCTGCAGCTCGTCTGCCGTTACGGTTATTTCTCCGCCATCGTAAGTGTTTTCATGCAGAATGTTTACTAATTTTGTGTATGCGATGGCGGTGTTTCTTCTCAGCCCATTTATATTTACGGTCATTTCTCGTTTCATGTTTACAAATTTTTAGTTACTCTATTCCTCCCATTCACGGATTAAAACGGTGGTTATATATTTGCGAAATGAGTTGATTTCATATTTTGCTTCTTTTTCTGAAGACCAGACACTACCCATACCATAACTTATTGTTTCCTCGTGCTCATTCTGGTAAGAATATATATTAACCCATTCCTGCTTTTTAACAGGGGCCATGAAGAGATCATATGAGTGTTGTTCTGGCAATTCAAATCCTTTTGTTTGTTCAACACCATATCTTCCATTCTTTTGCCAAAAGCAAACATTTAGGTCAAATTCTCCAACAATTGGCGTTAGGGGATTACTGCATGTTCCAATATACTTCCATGGCTTCCCGCACCTCATAACTATCGGATCTCCCGCTAATGCTCGTTCAAGATTAAATTCCTTCATTCTTTAGTATATTAGTTTTTGAATGGATAAAATGAATATTCCCGTACCGTTACTTCTTCCCCGTTTGCGTCCTTTACTTTTATATACCGTTTGAATATATCCTTTCCTTGTTCAATTAGCATTTTCGGGAGGTCAGAAGTGCGGGAGTTTAGATAACCAATACCTAATTCTTTCATTGCTGGGTGAAAACAATGGATGGTATTACCAGCAGCTAAGAAGTCGTACAAACGTTTATTCTGGCCGCTTAATCTATCGACATTAATCGGGCTTGTAGTTTGAAAGGTGATTTCTAGCTGCTGCATATTATGGGATGTTAAAGCCGGATAAGGTAAATACTTTCTGTTCTTCTTTTAAGGCGCTGATACAGGAACGAAGGAAATCGATTATATGAGTGCAGGAACGGTGAACCCTTTCTATAAACTCATAGGTGCCCTCTTGTTCGCCGGCGCGTGCCTGCACGTAATCCTTAGCCATAGATGGCGGTACTGTTAATCCTTGGGACATCCTGCTGAAAACAAATGAATCGTAAGCCTTTGATACCTCTTTACGCCATACCTTTTTAGCAATTGCCATCTGTTGTCCAGTAAAAGCCAGGTGAGCCGATAGCCGACCGCCCAAGTCTATAAGGTTAGCAATAGACTGCGTGCTGGTGATTTCCAGGTTAATGGCCTCTAATTCTGACTGGATGGCTTCCACTTGGCTAGTTTGTAGTTCTATATTCATAACACCCATGATTTAAACTTTTCATTGCATGCCGTCACGACAAGTTTGCATTCTTCTACATCGAACATACCGATATGCGTATATTCTGGTGTTATTCCTATAGACTCACTTAGCCATTTATAAGCTGCCGGCCTTTTCATATTCCCACTTTGCCAAAGGCGGTCAAAGGAGGCATGGGCCGCTTTCTTCCATTCCCTTAATTCAGCATTGGCCAGACGCCCAAGCGCTTTGTTAGTCCCCTTATGGACGCCAACCCAAGACTGGCAAGGCCAGCAGAGATATATCATACCAAATGAGCAACCATAAACCACTACACTATCTATATATTTTGTCTTATCGTGACAGTATGGGCATTTTTGACCGGATAATATTTCAGGATCGGTGATCATGACTTACCTAATATGATTTTGAAAGAAGATTTAGAGGTCTTGGAAGGTCCTATAAGTGTTTCTCCGGTGGATTCGTCTACTAAAGCGCTGCCTGCAGGAATCATTTTGAGCCTCTTCTCTATCTCATTCTTTTTTTCTTGTATCGCTTTTATCTGTTTGTCCAAGGCATCCCATTCAGGATTTGCGGAGTAATCATACTTGGTTCCGGTCTCTGCCAACTCAAACTTTACCCCTCTACCGGTGGTATAGCCTTTACCGTACTTTTTGATTTCATCCATGACGGCGGACCTGAATTCTTTATCGCCTTCGCTGCCCTCTGTGCCATGGATTACATCCTTTAGCTTACAGAAGAACTGGATTGCTTCTAGGTATTCAAACATTCCCCGGCCCTCCTCTAAGATCATCGTGCGCATCTGCTGGTGGAACTCCGTTACGTTCTGCTTAGTCAGGCGCAGGATGGTACCGGGCACGATTTCAGACACAACCGGGTAGTTGGCCATGGCATCCTGGTACTCGGCGTATTTTTGATCCTGTAGATGGCCCTGTTCTCTGTATGCCATGTCAGCGTTCATTTCATGCTCTGACATTTCTTCGAATAAGTCTTTGCTCATGCGGTTTGTTTTTCAGATTTTAATTGGCTTTTACGCGCGGAGAGTTTGGATTTCAAATCCGGATTGCCCTCAAACATCGTGGCATGTAGTTTATAAAGTTTGCCTAACTCGTTAACCGTTTCGGACATATCGATTAGTAATTCAATATCCGTTTCGGTCTGTGCGGGCAGCAGCGTAACATCAGATGTTTCAGGATTATCACTTTGTTGCATTTCATCGTTTGTATAGAGACCAGACAAATCTTGGGGATATGCTTTTCGGAGTGCCAATGCCTCAGCTACCTTAGATAGCATGGTATGCGGCATTTTAAGCCACATCTGATCCTGACCAGACTGCGGAACATATTCATTCCAGTATGCCACGCCCACCGCTGCTTCATACCTTATATCCCCACGGAAACGATAAACGGTTACTTCAGCCGATATTAACCTTCCATCCTGCTCACAGAATACTGGTTTGCCCTGACCGCCATAGTCCCCGCTACGTTCAGCAATAACCCGGAAACCGTCTATGGAAGTTTGAATGGTCATTTTCTTTTCATACTGCCCGGTTTCTTTGTTTTTAGCATTACGCAGCATGCAGTATATCTGACGGGTTAACGGGTCTAGCCCGGTGCGGCGGCACTGATAAAGAAATAACTTTAGCTGGTCGTCGTTGGTTCCAGGGGCAATTTGCTTTTTAATCAAGTCAACCTGATCATTGTTAAAGTCTATTTTCATTAATCCCTTTTCCATCTTAGTGTTTTTCGGTGTTTTAGTTATTTTTCGCCAATCTCCTGGCTATTATCCTTTCCTTTGCCTCCTTTATTAACTTTATTTTAGTTTTCCAGAATAGATCATGCTTGCATTTACGGGAGGTGTAGAGAAAGGGTAGGAGGTAAGGAAGGAGTGTCATGTTGTGCGGTTTTTGTACTGTTCTATAGCCTTTAGAAGCATTTCCTCCGGATATTCCTCGTAAAATGATCCTAATATCTCCTGTTCAATGTTGTAATCAAAGGGATCATTAAAATCTACATAGGCTGTCCAATAAGCCCTTACTTCGCGATAGCACATCAACTGCATAAGATCATCCGCGGCCTTATCTACATTACTGGTTCCACGCATATCAACCCCATACCGGTCCTGATCGTGCTTCCAAAGTGTTTCTAATATCTGTTCTCTCATTTTGCTAGTATTTTAATCAGGTAATAAACAACAGTCCCCACAGTAGCCCATCTTATAGTAAGGCCAAGGTCGTTATGGTTGTAGCGTAGTCTCATCTGAAATATTGTTTAGTCTATCAATTTCAGCGGCTATAAGTGCGCCTGCTTTGGCCAGTTCATGTATCCGATCTTCAGGGCAAGGCTTCCACCACAGATATTCCCATGGCCATTCTACTGGCGTCGGAACAAAAAGATTATCCCTATAAGTTCTTTTAGAGATGGGCAAAGCGTAGCAAGCGGCAGCAATGGCCAGTTCGTTATTCTCATGTTCTGCATCATGTTCGATTGTCCAACCTTCCGCTTCTATCTGCCGCTGACGTTCTTCTGCGATTATTTCTATACCTGTTTTCATAAATTGTTTTTGGGTGAGTTAAAGTTGTACGGGTTCTTGGATTAAGTTTTCAATGTCAATGTTCATGGGTGGCTGGACTTCAATAAAGTTTTGACTATGCCAGGACATTTCATCATAGACTGTTTTGCCTTTGTCTAAAAAAAACTCGTTGCCGTTTATTACTTCATCCAATAAAATCCCAAAACCATCCGCATATGTATCTACTTCCCTGATTGTGTAGATTAATCCCTTTTCTGGGACATTGTATCCTGCTGCTTTTGATACCGGGAAACCTTTAATACATTGCACCAATGAGCCAACACGCATGATTCATCTTTTTAAAACCGCAAGGCCTGTCCGTGTACCTGGCGGCTATCCTTAATTTAATGTTGCCTAACATCAAGGACTAGGCATTGTCCTTATTGAAAGATCACCGTATTACCCTCAACTGTTTCAACAGTGATCCGTTTCGCGTTCTTAATGTCGTAGATAATTGTATCCTTAACCGGTGGTTTGACTATGTAGGGAGTGGTAAATGTTGCAAACCATTCGTACATGTTCACCTGGGTAGGGTAGCCGTTTGGTAGGAGATAAGACCACTTAACAGTTGGCTCTTTAGCTGCAGTGCCATATAAAGCGCCCCATCCACCATGCCCACCGGAATACATGGTAAGATCCCCAACTCCGCCGGCGTCTGTATATGCCTTTAGCCAGGTTTTAGCATTATTGGTAAACCCATCCAAAGTACCAGACCAGAACCTATAAGGAACACTGTCCTTTACCAGCTGCGGTATTTTAGGGAGGTTAGCCAGAAAGTCACCTTGTGGGCTGGCGGATACCACTGCTTTAACTCGCCGGGCATGTATGGTATCTGTAGAGGCGTACATAGGGGCGCAGCTGCCGCCGAATGAAAGACCAGTTACGAAGATGTTATTGGTATCTATCGGCAGATGTAGTATGTTAATGCAGTAATTCAGCGTGTAGTCCATTGCCGTAGGCCAAGGGCAGCCCCACCGGTCTTGTGCCTGGATAACGATAAAGTACACCTTCTGATTAGTCAACGGATTGACTGCCTGCGGTGACCATCCGCCCTTTATCCGTTTCGGTAGACCATCCTCTGAAGTAAGTCGGGTGCTATCCGAATCCCGGGAAGGGGTAGCGGTAGACGTTGTGCCTGCGCCACCAAAGGATATGATTAGCGGGTACTTCTTGTTTAAGAAGTCCTTAGCCTCGTAAGGAACAGAAATGAATGTCCAGACTTGTTCGTATGGACTTTTGGGTGCCTTAACTATTTTATATTGACCAGTAACCGGCAGGACGAGCCCTAAAAGAATGGCGATAAGTAACTTTCTCATTGTTTATTTTCTCCCTGGCTCTCCGCAGGGCTGGTTAAGCGTGTTTCGTTTATTTCGACGAAATCTGAATCATTAAATGTTTGGCCGTTTCCACATATCCACCAATAATGCCTATTGACATAGTATTTAGCTATTATCCACCCGGAGGTAATTTTCACCCAATAATATCCTGGTTCTCTTTTCATCTTATTTAGTTTCCTGCTGACCGGCAGTAGCGGCTTTTCCAATTGATTTATTTGTTAATTGCCGTTTATATGCCATTGTATAGGGGCTTATAGCCTCCTCAAGCGAATGATAGTGACCATATTCATACCATCTACGCCCGATTTTTTCCATCAGAAAATACTTAGCCGTAGGATGACGTTTATCATCGTATATAACACGTAACACATTACGCCGTTTGCCCCAAGTCTGCCAGCCATCAGCAAGTATTCGATTGTCAGCCCTATTTGCTCCACAGAATTTTATCTTATGTTCCATTTATTCGTTTTTTAATTAACAGCAGCAGTATCTACTCCCAGCTACCGTTTTTTCAGTTCAGCTTTGATTATCCAAAGCCTTAGGGGAAGCGATCAGATTCGAACTGATACCTAGAACCACATTTTAAGTGGATGACATAGCCATTACGCCATTATACCCACACTTCCCATTTAAACTAATTCGAATTGTTCAGCATTTACCCAAATCTCATCGGGGAAGTAACCCCCTGGCATGTTAGAATTTAGTCTACCTTTTATTCTCAAATCACCGCATTCAGATATGTCTATAACCTCATATTCTACATCTTTCAGGCAATAATCAATGGCCCATGTAAACATGCACGTACCTTCGGGTTCAACCCTGCTGTCTGTATCTTTAAATAGAACCTTATTCCCAATATTGAATGCCATATAATTTCGTTTATTACTTATAAAATTCTATAATTACATGCCCCTGGCAGACCTGCGAAGTCCTAAGCCAACAATTGTCACTTACCAGGGAGCCATACTAAAACACACCAAAACAAACTTCGCGATAACTCCCGCTATTTTCACCGTCCGTTGCCTTCAGCGTTAGAGGTTAGATAGCGGAATATGTTTGATCACTTCACCCCATTTAGCTCACCGGCGGGATATTCCTCTAAAAGACGAATAGAAGTGATCAATAAGTTTTGTGTTGATGCGCGGACACCATTACGCTAGGTAGCTGGCATCGAACCAGTCTTTGTGAGGGGCGCATCCCGCGTTGCCCATCGAGCCGAACCCATTGTATCAACACAATAATTTAATCCAATAAGAAAAGAACTTCAAAATTGGGAGGGTTTTACCCCTCCCTTTGTATATATCTAAGGTGGTGGCTACTCGTGGTTTGTATCATCTAAACTTGGGTAAACCTTACGAGCTTAAAAACCGTCTTCCTCTTAATACGCCAGCCAATTCCCACCTCCTGCGGTCTTAGTAATACCAGACAGTCGATACAGCCCGGATCATTTTTCACTTTATGAAAATCCAAAACAATTTCTTTAAAGTACCAAGGCTAGACAACCCCGGTGTTTGTATTAACTCTTATATTGATTATAACCCCAAATACTCAAATACCGTGTTCGTAGTAATCTTCTTATTCCCAATTACGCGGTTCACGTATGAACAGCCAGCGGAAGAAGGATTTTATTGCGTGTAATATCTTTAGCATTGGGATAAGTTTTTGTCCAGTAATTCTCGGTGCTGATGTATGTTTCCGATTACCTCACAATCACACGCTACATCACAGGTTAATAGTTCATGGTGCTGGTTTTTAGACCATTCCCCAAAAACGGCAAAGCCACCAAAATCTGATTCATATAACACTTCACCTTTGCCACGAAACAGGTAGGAAGTATGAGGGGGCTCTTTTAGAATATCACCCTCATATATGTCAAAACCATTTTTATCTCTAAGGCCGGTGAATTGCATTAGGGGGTGTTGGCCCCCTGTTTCCATCCAACCTTCATAGATATTGAGATTGAACTCTTTTAACTTCTCCACCGTCAAGAAAATCATAGACTTGCCATCCCAAGCGCGGAACTTGATTTCTCTGTTCATTTTTAAATATTAAGGTTTGATAAACTTTAGCAGTGATCTTAATGCTTCCTCGAAGTTTTCGTCCAGGTTAATGGGCTTATTGGTGCATGAATAAGAGTAGGAGGGCCCGTATAGTTCATCCATCCAATAATAACTAAAGTATACACAGTAGTACTCATTCTTAGACTGAAAATCCTCATTGTAAACACAGCCAAGTTTGTTTGCTATGGCAATAAAAAAGTCTTTTGTTTCCTCTTTACCCACGACACCGAACTCGATTTTAGCGTTTAAATCTGGTGAAATTGTGGGGAATAGACTTCGGAACAGTCCTATTAGCGTTTGCCTCGCACTCGGGTTATCACCATACGCTTTAAGAATATAATTTCTATCAACAGTTAAAGTGCTCATTATTTTATCTTTTTATGATCATAACCCAGGTACACAGCTGCTATCCCTACTAGAATAATAACAAGTACCCATTTAGTTTGCTCTGAAGGCTGGGAAAGGAGCCAGGAGAATTGAACTAGCATGGCTGAAGTGTTTTGTGTTCACGAAATTTAGCCTTGTAGGTAGGCTGTTCTTCGATATTATCAAGAGAAAGGAGCACATCAACTACGGCGCACAGACCATTGTATTGGTCCTCCAATATTTCCTTTTCTGAAAAATCACAATATTCATCATACGAAATTTGTGTATTGCGTTCAAATGCAAACTCGACTTTCGCTAAGTCACCATATTCATATCCTGTCAGATTGAAAATCTGTTCTTGCTCGGTTTTATTATCAATATTTATCCGTTGGATAGCACCATCAGTCATGAATACACGGGCCCAGAATGAATTGTCGGTTGAGCAATCAAAAAAAGACTTGTTTTTCCTTATTACTCCACCTTGTGCATCAGCAATAATATTTCCTACTGCACAGGCAACACAAGTTTCTTTGGCAAGGGTGCCTTCAAAAAAGCCTTTAACCAAGGCGTTATATGCTTTCTCAAATCTCGGAGTCATTGGTCTTGTTTTAATAATGTATGTTGATGTTTAGCATAATACTCGTCCAGTTCCTTCCTGATCATTGGTTCATGTGCCTCTATGAACTCACCTACTAGTATCCCCTGCATCTTAGCCGGTTGGTCGTGCCACCATTCCCAGAAATCAGGACCAAGATCCATGTAGTAATAAGCAGTTGCTATCCAATCTTCAAAGTCCCACGGCATCCATTCTTTCACGAAAGCAGGAATATTAGGCTCCCACCAGGTATAGGATAATTCAGTTGTGAACCAGCCCAAGCAATCAGTATCGGACCAGTGAGTGATCTGGATTTTAGTATCCTTTGGTATCTCCCGGATCTGTTCCGCAGTCTTTTGAGGCCCGAAGTGGTTTATCATGAAATTAGTAAAGAGGTTCATGGTTGTACGATTGTAGGTTTGATAAGGGCTGCCCGGTGTTCAATGAACGCCAGAAGCTTTTTGTATCTGAGGGCCAGACGTCTGTATTTAAATTCAGTTCTAATTGAACCAAATGTGCGCCCCGTTTCTACTGCATCTTCATAGAGGGCAATACGTGCCTTACACATAACTTCATGGAATGCCCAGTTAATCATGGCTGCACAGTTTTCAGGTTAAGGGCTGCTTCTATTGCCTCTTTGGCTTCATAATACCATCCAGGCACTAAGTACATCTGACTATCTTTGGAGCGATTATCTTCTTCCTCCACTGCTTTTATGAGTGCAGAGAGCAGGAGCGGAGAAGCGGCAAAAAGTGTGGCGGTTGCCTGTGCCTCATTTTCTCCAACGCCACCACCGTAGTCCGGATAAACCCGGCAATACATTCTGTTACAAAGTGTATTATCCGACTCTCTATGGTGCAGAGCATAAACAAACGCAGTTTCAGTAATTAGGTATGTTCCGGGCGTTCCTTTGTATTCATATTTCATTGAACCGATCATTTAACTGGTGTTTTAGTACTTTTTTCAATCTCCATTGCTAAATCAACCGCTATCCAGGATATCTGCTGTTCAATATCCCACTTATCAACCCCACGTCTTTTAGCCATGGTCTTTAGTATTTCCGGTTCCTCTCTTAGCTTTCGGTTATAAAAGGATACCGTATCGCAGAATAATTCAATAGGTGTCATAGGGTAGGAATGTTAAGATTTTTACATACAGTTGTCCCAAATAGCATGTCCCATGCAATCTTCACAATTCAGTATTTCATATTCTTCATCGTCAGTTAGGACAGCCTTTCCACAATATTGACATGGCTGAAGAATGCCCGGTAAATCCAAATTTGATCTGGTATCTTCTACTTTTGATAGATCCACGGTTTCAGGATCAAATTCCTGATACTCCGGCCTTTCTTTTAGCGTCTTACGGAAGCCCTCTTTCCAAGAGGCGGCAATTATTTCGTTCTTATCCATCATCCTACTGGCATCCGTTTTTACCTGATAGCCTATTCTTGAAGGCAGTCTCCCGTCGATATAGTCCAAAGCATTCGCGGCAGTTTCACCCTTATTTAGTTGGTATATACCATGCGCCGCCAATCGTTGAATTATTTCAGATTTTTTCATGACAGGTGGTGTTTAGGAGGTTTTAGATTCTTCGCAAAAGGATGCACCGCATTGTTTACAATTCCCCATAACAGAAAACAAAATGTTTGTCCCTTCAACGGTATTCCAGGTACCACAGTGCGCGCAGTAAACGTCCCTCCCGGAACGATCACCGGTGTACGTTAACTCGGGTGTCCAGTGGCCTACAAATTCTCTGTAAGTGCCTTGTTCGCCATGTTTTGGTTTATAAATTTCTTTCATCATTAGGGTGTTATTGGTGTTTGGAAAGCTCTGCAAGGGCGGCTTTAGCAATCGTGACAGCTATTCGTGCTAAAGTGCCTTCTGGTGTTTCTGCAGGTCCGACAGGGCCACCAAAGGCAGAATTCGCACACAGCCCCTGCATTGCTGCCATAGTGAAAGTTTCCAACCTTGTTAATCCTAACCCAGAATCACCTAAAAATTCAGGCGATGGGAATGCCGGCATTGAATTATCCATTATTAACTATTTTAGTGGTGTATTATTAATGTTTGGAGTATTTGTTACGGTAAATCTTTTCAGCCATCTTTTTGTTCCGGGCAGAAATCTTTATCCCTTTGATCACGAATTCGTGCATGTCTGTATTTTCCCGAAAGGAAGGAGGCACATCTAGCTTTTTACTTGGCAATTCACGCTCATTTTGAGAGTCGTATCCTTTCATTCCTTGCGAATGACCGATCATCGCGTAAGCCATTAAAGCAGCAATAACAGAACTATTATGGCGCATTTTTTAGTTTTTAGAGTTGAAGAAATCCCGGAATAAACCCGTCCTTGCTAATTTGTAAAGGGAGAGTAAAGCAATGCCGGCGATAAGAGCTATATAAATGATTTGAGTAGTCATGGTGTACTGTTTATGGAGTAATTAATATTGTTCATCGTGGCCTTCACACTGGTACTTAATGTGCTGCATAAAGAAGTATTCTCCGGTGGAACGGTCTTTCTTGTATCGGATACCAGCAGCTGCCAAATCTTTGAACTTGATCTGTATTTCCCGCTGATATACGTTATTGTGACCGCAGGAGCATTCTTGATGTACTTGCACTGTTTTGCAGGTTGTTTGGCGTGCCATTTGGTTAGTATTTAGTAATGATGTTCTTGCGGAAGTCTACGTTAGCCCGGATGATGAACTTTTTCAGCTCATTAGACCTTTTAGCATCTCGGATCTGATTTAAGCCCCGTAGGTTGATCCGGAAGTCGACATCAAGGGACTTAGCAGCCCCGAGCATAAACTGTCTTTTTAATGCGTCTGTTTCGCAGTGGATGTTTAGGAACGTGTTCATGGTGGTGTGGTGTTATAAGGATTGGAGTTTCTTTTTATTTGCTGCGATAATTTCCTTTGCTTTCTCTACTACAATTATTAAATCATCATATTTTCTTCCCTCCCCATCAAGTACTCGATATATTGACCGAGCATTGATATTTAATTCCTGACAGATTTCGCTGACATTAACTTTCTTAAGGATGGATCTAAATTTCTTCTCTTGCGATTTTGTTAACATATGTAATACTTTTTACATAACACGGTTGTCATCATTATTTATGTCCCAATTGTGCTATATTTGAGCCGTAATTATGACTTCAAAGTACGTCCTTTTAGTTCGTATTTCCAAATGTTTTTTACGAATTTTTAGGACGTTTTGTTCAAATAACTTCAAAAATGATTGAGAATTTTGCAGAAATATTAAAACAGAGGCGGGAGTCAATGAAGCCACGATGGACACAATCCAAGGCGGCAGAGGCTATAGGGGTGTCTCTGAGACAATATCAGAAGTACGAACGCAATCTTATGCCCCCTTGGGACGTATTGGCGAGAATAAAGTACGTGTTTGGTATTTCACTGACAAACATAGAAGATGGCCCCAAAAGCCATAATGATCAAGTAATCATTTCGCAAAGACACCTAATAATATGATACCAGATATAATAATCCCTTCAGATAAGCAGTACGATTTTATTATAGCTTCCTTAATTCGCCAGGAGGCGATGCTAATGAATATTTCAGAAGGGCTCAATGTACTTGTGGCTCAGGCAGAAAAACGGGACTTGATAAGTCAACAGGACGTGTCAGATGCAGAATATGTAGTGAAATTAAAAGAGCTTGCTCGGAAATTGAATGAACTTTATTCAAAACAGGGGTAACAACCTTTTTTATTGGCTTAGCTTTATTTCGCATTAAGGTAGATTTTAACAGTTACAGAGGACGGTGGACTAACGGGCATAAGGATTAGATGATGTGGTTTGAAATTTCTCGTCCTACATAATTTGACAACGAATAGCTAAAATAAGTAAATGTTATGTCTTAATGAAATTTTTAACAATTGAGCACCGGCCCCAAGCAATTATTAATAATCGTAACTTCGCATTGATACTAAAAACATCCGAATTGACACCGCAGTATACACTTATTCAAAAATAAATTCCCTATGAAAAAACTTATACTATTTGTCTTAATATGCCTTCCTGGTATCCTTAATGCCCAGCCCCTAAAGTATAGCAGGGCCTATTTGGGAGCCATTATCCATGATAGTAGACTTGGCGGAAGCATGATCTTGTCTTATGGGCTGAATAAATATTTAGGCATTGGTGCTGGTGTGGAACTCACTTCATATAGACCATCAAATACTGATGATGCAAAATTCTTTGCCCCTTTTTATGCTGATGTAAGATTTAAATACCCTGTTAAATATATTGAACCTTTCGTTTTCGGGCAGTTCGGCAAGCATTCATATGAAAGCAATTTAGGCACCTATACAGATCAAACAGGTGCTCCCACCTTGAAATTAAGGGAGCAGGGTAAATACTTTTATGGAGCAGGATTGGGCATAAGTTCTAAGCACAGTAAAAAGGTTGGCGCTTTCGCCTCTGCAACATATAGACTATATAAATTCCAATATGATCCTAATAAAGTAGATTTCAATGGCCGGATATTGGTAGATCGCGAACAATCAATGTTGATCATAAGTGCGGGTCTGGTGTTTTGATAATATAATATTATCGACCGCATTTGCTAAAAGTATTTTGCCGGGATTTTTCGAGACCAAGTTTAGTAATCCCGCTTAAAACAAACAATGCTAAATACTATTTTCACATAAGGCCCGCTGAAAGGCGGCCTTTTTCATTGGCTATACTATCTATAAAATCTATATCTTTACATTAATAAATAAATATAGTCTATATCATGAAAGTATTTGGTAGAGAGTTATCAGCAGGCTTCCGTCTATGTCAACAAGGAGATGATATACTATTCGGAATTGACCTCACAGAAGGTATTTGTGAACACTGTGGTAATCCGGTTCACGTAACACGGATAGGATTGGGCTTTGCAGAATTGGATATCTTCTGTCAGGAGGGACATTAAAATACTAAATTATGGCGCTCACTGAAAAGATGATAAGATTCTGCAATGAGTATCTCATTGACTTGAATGCTACCCAAGCAGCAATAAGGGCCGGTTACTCGGAAAACAGCGCTCGACAAATCGGAGATGAGAACTTGTCAAAACCAGATATTCAAGCTTATTTAGATGTACGCCGTAAGGAAATACAAGCCAGGCTTGAATTGAACCAGGATTGGGTGTTAAAAAGGCTCAGGGAGATATCTGACCGCTCCATGCAAGCCGAACCCGTTCTAATGTTCAATGGTGAAGAATGGGTAGAAAGCGGTGAATACAAGTATGACTCTAACGGTGCCAATAAAGCAACAGAGTTAATCGGTAAGCATTTAGGAATGTTCGTCAATAAGATCGATATGACTACTAAGGGCGAATCCCTCAATGATAAGAAACCCACTGTAACCCTCCCTGACGGAACCCAAATCGAAATATGAACGAATTAGTCGTTGTTGATCTTAGCAAGAATCCCAAACAATATGACTACTGGATAGAAGTTGTTAAATCCTGCAATGGCCTCACAGATAAACGCAAGTTCGCATACGGGGGAGCGATACGCGGCGGTAAAACCTTCATCACACTATGGATACTCATTTACCTAGCTAACCGCTATAAAGGTTCTAAATGGCATATTATCCGGCATGATTTCCCGGCCCTGCAGGAAACCGTTATCCCATCACTGGAAAAGATTATCAAAGACTCACCTAACTGGAAGTGGAACAAGGATAAGTCCAACTTCTTTGCGTATAACAAACACGGTTCAAAGATATTCTTCAAAGCAGAGAACATAAAGCAGGATCCTGAGCTTGATGATTTTCTGGGGCTAGAGACTAACGGCATCTTCCTAGAGCAGTTGGAAGGGCTTAGCCAAAAGTTATGGGGAATGGCGTTATCCCGGTGCGGATCCTGGTATATTGACCCGATGCCACCGGCGTTCATGTTCACTACCTTTAACCCGACGCAGAAGTGGCCCAAAAAGGAGATTTATCTAAAGCATAAGAATAATGAGTTACCGGCTGATTTCCACTACCAAGAGGCTTTCCCTACGGATAACGCCTATGTGACACAAGACCAGTGGAATGCCTGGGGAACGATGGACGAGCGCTATCAAAAGCAGTTCATTAACGGTGACTGGACTAACTTCGATGAGTCCGATAACCTCTTTTGTTATTCTTACAGTGAGGCTAAACATACCGGTGTGGTAGAACTTAACTCCAAGGGAGAGGTTTACTTGTCGTTTGACTTCAACGTGGATCCTATCACATGCCTGGTGGCACAATTATATAATGGTACCTTGTTCGGAGTCGAGCAAATCTCCCTTACTAACAGCGACATCTACAAGCTGTGCGCCTATATAAAGGCTAAATATGGGGGCCGCATGTTCCTGGTAACAGGGGATGCTTCCGGCCAGAACCGATCAGCGCTTACTAAGGATAACATCAACTACTATCAGATAATTAAGAATGAACTGGGGCTAGGATGGGGACAATTCAAGGTACCGGCTTCCAATCCCTCCCTAGAAGAAAACCGTGTACTAGTTAATGCTGTACTACATAAGCATAAGGTGGTGCTTGATAAGGAGGGGTGCAAAAAGTTAATCCATGACGTGGAAAACGTTCGGGTACTGGCGGATGGCGGGATTGATAAATCGGATAAGTCACTGACGCATGCCCTCGATTGCTTCCGGTATATCTGCAATACCTTCCTTAGCTGGATATTAAAGACCTAACTGTTTTTAATTCCTCTTTTATCCGTTCTAGACACCCCTCATAAGTAAAGTATTTCTGATATATATCCGGTATCGCTTCCTGCTTCCGCTTTATTTCCTCCGGCGGTATTGACATTAGTATCTCATGCACTCTATGGGCGTCTGCGGCATCAATAAGGACTCCATAATCCGTGAACGGTATGTTATGAGGGATCACCCACTCATCGCTTATATAGACCGGAATGGAGCCGTATTGCAAGGCTTCCTGGATGCGGAAGGAAGTCGGCCCGAACCCACGCGGGCAAAGGGTGAAAACGGAGTTGGCGATGATCCGGCAGTAATCATACAGGTCATGCTTAGCGGTATTTATATAGTATTCAGGTAAGCATGGAATCGCCTTTAACATAATATCCCTAATGGGATGTGTTGCTTTCCCGATGAAGTTAGCGAATGTGTTTCGATTGCCATTGGGGTGTAACCTATAGCCATGTGGTACACTTATCAATGGCAGCGGATAATCGGTCCTTCCCCCCGACATGCTAAAGACCTTAATGTCCAGATGTGAGAGATTGTGCTGAATGCCGTTATCATATTGCACAATTGTATATAGCTTCTTTGACCGATCTAGCCCATTCAGGAACTTCTGCAGGTCAATCATTGCCGGTTTGTGCTGGCCGAATTTGTGCCGGCAGTAATAGGCCGTCCACATGACCGGCAGATATTCGCGTTCTGTATCCTGGAAGTCGTAGTTCTCGAAGTACCAGCGTTCGAACTCAGTTTCGTTGTCGGGGGGATATTTGAATGGGTGGCGCGGCTGGAACTTTTCGGGGACGTGGATCATGAGCAGAAGGGGTTTTTTTCGTTATTACTCCTGCACCAGTCTCTAATTGAGTTCTGAACTTCATAGAAAATCGTTGCCTCTCCTGTCATTTCCTTAGTCAGCTCGTCGGCCCTTTCGGTATCTGCATATTGTTTGGCTATGTCCCGGCGAATGACCTTAATTTTAGAATCAGCCCGCAATTGCTCCATTTTGTTTGTCAGGTAAGATAAAAGTGATCGTGTACGTTCTTTACCAGCGCACCACCCCAAAAAAAAACCAAACATAATACCCATGATGAATATCATTCCCGCTACAACATAAGATACTGACATATTATTTATTTTTAATGTAAATGGAGTCCCCCCAAGTACCACCCTGCCACGATGTTTCTACCCGGGTAAAATCCTTTAATATCACATCTAAGTCCCACACTTTGGCACAGCCTTCATAGACTTCATCGCGGTTCACCTCGCAGTATACATAGTCAATGTGCTTCAGGGTTTCTGTTGCCCCTTGAAGTACCAAGTGTTCTGCTCCCTGCACATCCATTACTAGCATATTGTACTTCCGCTTATCAAAGTCCAGCGAGTCCAGCGTTTTAACCTCCACATTCTCCGTGCCGGTGAACTGGATGCTCGGATATTGCTCTAAGTGTTTGGCCGGCTTCAGAAGGCTGTTGCTCATGCCGGTATTAGCCGTTTCGGTGTACATGGTTGCCGTGCCTTCCTCGGCCCCACATGCGAAGTTGAATAGCTTTACATCCTCGCATTCCTCAAAGCTGGCTACAAGGGCATTAAAGGCATTAGCACAGGGTTCTATGAATACGATGTGCCGAATGCCAAGTACTTTGTAGGTCATGTACTCTTGACCTTGGTGAGCTCCGCAATGTAATACTCCCCTTATCTGCATGCCATACTTCCGGACAGCTTTTTTAAGATCAATCAGCATATGTTAAGTTTAGTATCGGTTATTGCATCTACTATATTGAAATCCTCCCAACCAGAAGGCGCTTGGTCGTCAAATGGATTATCACATACCGCCTCCCATCTTGTCCAACGCCACCACAGCAGCCTATAATGTTCAAGCCTTTCAAGCTTGATGGCCCAATTATTGAACCCTTGGTGATAATACCTTACTGTTCTATATTGGCTTAGCATGTAAAAAGGCTATTTTTTCATTATAAATATGAAACTCTATACCAGCAAATCCGCACGTCCAATCACAATCAGTCATTTGTTTTAGCATTGTCTCAGATAATGGTAGACCCTGACGGTATGGTTCATCCATGGCGCAATGCAGGTCTTCCGCCACGTAAAGATCACAGCACCCCCACAATGACCAAAAGGTAATCAGCTGATCCCGGCTATTATGGCTTCCATCCTCAATGATCACGTCGAAGTGCAACCGGCGCAACTGCTCCAACACATACTGGTCCGTCTGGTTCCCCTTCCAGTAGATTACGCCTGGTATGTCCGTTGGCTGCGGATGTTCCTCGAATAGATCAAGGCAGTGTATCTCCGTATCAGGGAAGTACTCTCTCCACATGCGCAGGCTCGCGCCCGTGAGGCAGCCTATTTCGAGGATGCGGGCCGGTTTCTCGGGAAGATGCTGCTCATAGAATTCGATATATCCATGGGTCAGTTTGTCAGTACCGTACTTCTCGGCCAGCTGAGATAAAGTATATTCTCGTTCATAGTCACAGCAGTTATAGTCGTCCATATAAAAAAATTCAGGGAATAAGAGGTATTAAGAATATAACAACCTTAATTGACACAACAAATAGAACAAATTGAAACATAGGTGGCGCAGCAAGATGAAATTTGAAGTCGTCACCGTCAATATCAATTTCTATGACAGGCTTTTTGAAAAATGATGTAATTAATTCTTTCATATAATTAATATTTTATTTGAATCCAAGATTCGGGAATGAGGTCTGAAGTATCAAGATGACCGTTTGAGGGCCCGAACCAGTTATCCTTGCTAGGGCTGATCACAACTTTATCCGGGTTTTGGTTGAGATAAGCCTGCCACCAGGAGAATGTACTATTGCTAATAATGTTATGCTCACAGCAGGAGCCAAGTACGAGATCTTCTTCCGGTGTGCGGCCTTCGGAGAATTCAACAATGCAGTTTGCATACATTCTACGAGATACAAAGTCACGGCAATACTCAATATCGTCTGAGAAAACTAGGAACCGTCTAATATCTGTGTTTTTGATAATATGCCAGACAGCTTGGTCCAGATAGTCCTCTGTAATCACCGGGTGCTTGTCGGGATAAAGCAGGTAATCCGCCCGGCGCACATGTATGCTACACCAGCCCTCCTTTAATGACCAATCATAACCAAACGCCTTTAGCACTTCCTCCCGGCAATGGTCGAAGTAACGGGCCGATTGCCAGTATCCATCCAGAATAATATTAGTATTTGGATAGAAAGGTGGGTCCTGATACTGATGGCCATTCTCTTTGATCATGATACCTTGACGGCGTATATTCGTTGTGTTGTATTGTATGCCGTGCTTCATTGCATAGCCTATAGCTGCAGCCTTTTGAAAGAGCTGGTTTCCAGTTCTACCATATTGTTTAGCAAAAACTGTCATTATAAAGCTTTTATAAGTTCCTTAATCTCTTTAGCGCGCTTCATGTTATAGTGAACATCCTGCAAGAATCCTGAACCATCCCACACCCGATGCATATATTCCATTCCTGGTACCACATAGAACGAATTACCGGCCTTTAGCCACAGGTAGTTAAACCATATCGTATCTGTTCCCTTCATGGCTGGATTGTGCTCGTATACCCGTAGATACTCATCCCGGTTCACCACGTAATTGCAGCAGTTAAAAAGGCATTCGCCCATTGGTTCCTGCATGATGTTGCCGGCGTGAAGGACATGCCAGCCCTCGTACTTCCGGAAGTCGAATTGAGGTTTAGCAAAGGAAGGGCAATAGATTGTGGTAGTATCGAACCAGTATTGTTCATTTATTCCTTTTTTGCGCAATGCTGCTGCATGGAAATTGCAAGCCTTGAATAAAGCATCTAAGTAGCTTGAAGTTATTATATTATCACTATCAAATATGATGCACCAATCGTTTTTAGCCGCCTCAATTGCCTTTCGCTTATTCAGGCTCATGCCTAAGTTCTCACTGTTCCGGATAAGGCGCACCTTGGGCATGTCGAATACCACGCTTAATATCTTATCGTAGATGGCTATATCCGAACAGTCATCTACTATCAATATCTCGCTTATCCGGTCGTCGTTCAATACCTGCGCAAAGCTCTCTATGAGCATTTCGTATCGGTTATATGTGGTAATGCAGAGGGAAATCATAGGTATTTCAGTCTTTCAAGTACATCTTCAGAAGTATGTCCGTCAAACTCCGGAGCCTTATCCAATTCCTTAGCAAAATCACATAAGTCCCATTTCGATGCTGGTAAGTGATAAGTGATCTGTTCCCCATATTCAATACCGATCCCTAGCACAAACCAGCCATCCCAACTTGTGCCATCAGAATGTACTTTGCTGCGCCATACTACTTCTCGGGAATCGTCATTTTTTTCATAGTATAGCGCCATAAACCTAGCCAGGGCGATGTATAACTCTATCCGATGGTCATACAGTTCCCCGAAAGTATGGTAGCCGTCGGAGATACGGTTGGTATCCATAGCCACCTCTTTTTTTGCCTTTGCAATCCGTGCATTAATTTCTTGCGCGGTGGTAACTTGTATATTTACAGCTCCTATCATGTATATGAAGTTTTAGTTTTTGTCTTAGCACATTTATCACAAATGTATCTTTCAGTAGTGGCCTTGCCCATACCCGCATCTATTCGATATGTATAAGTTCCGAGGAAGCGCCAAGTATGCCTACAGAATAATTGCGTAATCCAAAGTCTTATATGCATTACGTAAAGAACTTTTTAGACTGGTTATTAAAGTATTTATAGTTAATATCCATTTCGCATATGTCTGAATATCCAAATCGTTGCCCAGCTATCTGCGGATAAGCTATAAAGCAGTTGAACTTCGGCTGTATTTCTTTAGCAAACCACACGTCAATTGTATTCTGCCGGTCTACTTGCTCCGGAACTACCATGTTATCCGCCAACCATTGCGTCATTTTAGCGCTGTAAAGGATGGCGTGGGTAGTGAGTATTCCATTGGCCCGGTAAAGCCATGTACTGTATCGGTATTGCGGTTGGTTGGCATTCCCGCCTAAGTACAGCATGTCCCAGTCATCTGGAAGGTCACCATAAGCATCCTGAAGGGCGGTAATGGGCCGGTTGAATACTACATCATCCTCTAATACTAAAACATGTTTGCCCACGTATAGCTTGAATATGGCTTGATTAGAATGGTGTAGGCCATGCATCCCACTTGATCCGGTAAGGGCCGGGAAACGTTCTGCATTCAGTCCCCAATTGCTAAATTCTTCCTGACACTGTTTCCAGCGGTCGGTTCGTTTATCAAGGTTTATGCAGATGGCCTTATCCCACATGTATCTGCTGGTTTAGCTCAAAGTATGCACAGTAGTAATCTTCAATTGTTGGCATATCTTTTACTTCGCACATTCCATTACAAGGTTCCGGATCTTCTAAACACCCCCTTCCGCGCTTCCAATAAAAGCAATTAGCGCACTTTACTAAAGGCGATAGCCCATTGAACCATTCTATTTTCGGAGTCTCTATTGCCATGAGTATTATTTAGTGAAGTACCCGTTTCAAAGTTATATATAAAATCTATACAAATAGTATTTTCTATAGAAAAAAACAATAACTTTGTTTTATGGCACTCCTGAATGATTGTGGCAATATCTACTACCAAAGTCTACCTGCTTGTGCGGATGGATTTACAGTGTCTTTGGGTCTGGATGCTAATACAGACTACTGGTGGATACTCACGGACAAGTTCGGGCATGTATACAGTGAAGTAGTAACAACAGATTCCCAAGGGGCCTTTATCGTGAGTGTAGATGATTTCCCACCGGATTTTTTCAACCCTTATGCTGGGCAGATGGAATTGGAGATCAAAGGAGATCCATACTACTGTGAGCCTTTAGAGTTTACAGTTTGTGATGTCGCTTATAATAGGCTGGTAATAGATTTCAAAGAGGGTAATTTACCCGCTATAATACCTTGTGTATGCTAGATATAGTAGCCTGTATAATAATCGCCGTGGTTGGCCTGTATGTTCAAATAGACAGAACGATGTGGCTTGTTCGGCAAATGAAAAGTTGGGTTAAATGATTGAGACAATCGCCATAGGATCACTTTGTGTAATGGGGCTTTATGCTGCCATGGGGGAGGGAATGATACTGGAATTCCTAAAGCATTTCTTTGAGCGGGTAACGAATAACCAGGTATTGCGCCACATCCGGCCCGCGCTGTATGAGTGCCCTATCTGCATGGCTTCTATATGGGGAACGGTAGTGTGGGTTTTAATTTGGTGGGGCCATTCGTTTAAAGAAACATTCTCTATTACATGGCTTCTTTACGTTTTTGCGGTGGCTGGGCTGAATTATATACTGGTTAATCTAGCAAATAGTGATGAATGATTCAATAATACATTCGGCTCTAGCTGATATTGGATATTCCTTTATAAGATATGAAAAACCATATCAATTTTTTAAAGGGCCCGAAAGAACGATTGGGTATTGCTTATCATGTGGATTATTGGTCGAGATAAAAAAAGGAGAACGAGTGCGTAAGAGATGGCAGACAAGAACATTGGATGAACTAATAGCATTTGCCAATGAGGGAACTGTTAGAATCTAAGGAATGGTTTAGGACCGGCGGATGTAGGTGCGGGGGAGTGCCGCGTGAAGAGTTCCAGCATTCTTCCTTCCCTGGAATGATAATAAAGATATACACTGGAAAATTAACATATAAGACAACAAAAGGCGGCAGGGTGCTATCCAAAGGGCCAGCCGGCGAACTTGAAAACTACTTAAATGGCTTGGTGGCATAGATTATTCGGTGGCAAAAACCACTTTCCGAAGATTGAATATGTGATTAAACCGGCATTCACGGTGAAGGGGAGGGAATTCTTTCAAATGGACGACCTGTTTAATATGCCGTATGAGCGAGGTACTATATGCCTTCGGTATTACACGGAGTTCAACCAGCGGATAGACAGGGATTATTTGGTAGGTCACGCGAAAGCCACGAATGAGTTACTTCAGTTTATGCCCGGTAAGGCTATAGACCTAGTTAAAATCAAACAGTTGAATGACCAACTGACTGATAGGCTGAACTGGATAGTAGACGGGGATTTGGCCTATAAACTGGCATCTGTGGTGTTCTTCGATAAACACGAAGACCCTACCAAGTACGATGCTAAATATAACCAGGATAAAATAACATTCTGGAAGAAGGAGATGTCCGCAAGGGAGTTTTTTTTTATGATGCCGCTTCAGCAGCTGATACCGTTTTTAAAAGATTACGAAAAGAATTTGGAAACGTATTTGATGGTGACGGACAACCTAAAGAGCAGCTACCAGGAAAACATTTCACAACTTTTATCAAAGAACTAGATGACAATCTGTTCAATCAACAATATCTATTAGCAGGCGGCGATACCGCGAAAATACCAGAGCTGAGCAAGCTGACACTCTACGAATACTACAAAGCCTTAAGCAAGGTTTACAAAGAGATTCGCAAGGATGGCCGTAAAACCAATAATCATTCCCCTCGTCGCTGATACCGCTGGCCTCACGGTGGGTATTGAAGCATTAGAACAATTAGGGACAATAGACGCGAAAACGGCTGCTGATTTCAAGGCGGCTAGTAAAGCTTTTGCTGATAGGGGTAAGGCATTGGGTGAAACCGCCGTGGCTACGGATAAGCTAGTGGTGGCAACAAAGAAGTTAGGTGAATCTGTTGTGGGTGGTGGTATTGGTAAAGCCGTTGATGATCTTAAGAAATACTCCGATGCGATAAAAAATATCCCCAAAGTATTGGTCCCGGGTGGTGCTAAAGCGGATTTAGCCAGTCTCAAAACTCAATTCGCAGCTGGTAAAATACAAGTCGATGCCCTCGCCACTTCCATATCCCTTGCTAAAAAGAAACTACAAGAACTAGAACCAGAATCAAAAGCATTTAACCAACTTGAAGCCGAACTGAAGGCCAGTGTGGTAGCTAATGAATTACTAAATAAATCATTCACGTCTACCCGTAGTGAGCTAAAAGCCATGCGGGAGGCGCTTATCCAATTAGAGGATGCAGGATTGGAAGGTACCAAGGTGTTTGAGAACTTAGCTGTTTCCGCCGGTCAGTTGGATGATCAATTAGGCGATACCCAAGCCAGGATCAAAGCGTTAGGTTCAGATACATTTAAATTCGATGCAGCTATCCAAGGGGTGCAGGGTATTGCTGCAGCTTTTTCCATCGCGTCCGGTGCAGCAGCTCTTTTCGGTGATGAAAGTGAGGAAACCCAGCGGGCATTATTAAAGGTTAATGCTGCAGTAGCTATTTTAAATGGCCTGCAACAGATTAACCAGCTACTGCAAAAGGAGTCTGCCGTAAGCTTAGCGGCTGAAATTGCCCTTAGGAGGATAGGTACCCTTCAAACTACATTGGCCGCCGCCGCCGAAAGCCGGTTTATTGTAATCCGATACGCAGCGATTGTAGCCCAGGGCGCACTGAATGATATAATGGCCGCTAACCCAGCTGGGTTATTACTTTTAGCAATAAGTGCAGTCGCGGGTGCGCTATTAATATTTTCCAGTAATTCTGATAAAGCAACGGATTCCCAAGAGGATCTAAAGAAAGCAACGGATAATCTTATTGAAAGTCTTAATACGGAGCTTGATATCCAAGAACGCTTACGCAATACGCGCGCGGGCGGCCTCACGCAGACGCGCCAGGAGATTGCCGAACTGCAGGCTAGGGGTGCCGCAAGAAGCACAATAGCCGCCCTTGAATCTAAGGCATTAGCCGAAGAGGTTGAGAACGCCCGGGTACGTAGGGAAACTTTCCGTGGAATCGCTGGCGCACAAAAAGAGTTCGACGATGCTAACGATGAAATTGTAGAAAAGCAGGCCCAACGTAGGGTAAAAGATATTGAAAGTCAAAAAGCTGCAACTGATGAAGGTATTGAATTAACTAAAAAAGCATTAGAAGCTCAAAAGAAAGCTACTGAATCCTTCCTGAAAGATCAAATAGCCGCCAATGAAGCCGCGTTGATTGAGTCCAGAGATGGTTTTGAAAAGCTGGTGGCTCAGATTGCCCTTATCAATGCTAAGCTAAGATTGGAATTAGCTGATACCGATTTGGGACCTAATGAGCGCTTAGCTGCTGAACTACGGGCCGGTGAGGAAATCAAGAAGGCGCGCCAGGATTTATTAGGTGATTTAAAGACGATAAACTCACAGCAACTTGCTGTGAATAAGAATGGTCAAATCGAAATACGGAAAAGCACCACTCAAGAAGAAGTGCTTACAAGTGCGCAGGTTGCCGCGATTCGATTACAGGGAGAGCAAGCTGCAGCACAAGAAAGAATTAGACTGACCGAACAGGAGGAAGAACAAAAAAAGCAAATACGGCAACGCGCAACGGATACGGCGCTAACGACAGCCTCCGCCTTGGCTTCTTCCATAACTGAAATAGCTAAAAATAACGCTGATGCACAAATAGCTATTGAACAACAGCGGTTGGAACAGGGGCTTATCACACAGCAGCAGTTTGATCAACGCAGTAGGTCTATCCGGCGCCGTGCTGCACAGGAAGAAAAACAATTAGCAATCTTCCAGGCTGGCATTGCATTGTCTTTAGCTATTCTGTCTGTATTAAAAGATCAGACTATTCCCCCGCCGGCCAAACCCTTATTCATCGCCTTGGCTTCCGTCGCAGCGCTTGCCCAGATAGCGGCCATACAATCAAAGCCAATACCCGCATTTAAGAAAGGTACGCGAGATGCCCCTGGCGGCCCATCATTAGTGGGTGAAGCCGGTCCGGAACTTATATATAGCAACGGTAACTGGCAATACGCCAGCAAAGCGACAGTGTTGGACCTCCCTAAGCATGCTAAAGTAATTCCGACATTGGACACGCAGAAGATATTGAGCAAGTATGATATACCCATGCCCTCAGTACAGCAACATGTAAATACTTCTATAGGAGGAATTAGCATTGACTATAGAAAGTTGGGAATGGCTGTTGGAAAGGAGATTGCTAAACTTCCCCTACAGCAAAACAATTGGGATGAAGATGGGTATTCGAGTTACCAGTCTTCCGTTGCCGGCCGTAAATCATATCTCACAACTAAATATAGGAGCCCGCGCAAATGAGTATCTGGAAATTCATATTGATAGATAGCTCAGACGCTGAAACGGAAATAGATAATCCGGATGGGTGGAATGATATTACCGTCAATATCGAAAGGGACGATAATTGGCATGGAATATTCTTTTCCTATGCCTTCCAGAAGTTAACCTTTTTTGGACAAGGGGCATCACTCATAAAGGCTGAATATGAAGAAAAGGGAGTGGATGGGGAAATGGAAATGTCAATATTCTTCCAATGCAGTGATGGTGAGACCTACGACGAGTTTTACAGGGGTAGATTATCGTTTGATGAATACGAAGATGTTTGTGGGGATTTGTGCAGCGTTACCATAGGGCTGCAGGATTCCAACGATATTATGCTGATGCGTAATAACTATGAGCAAAAGGTAAACCTAAATAGTAACATAGCCTTTGACGAAACTACAACATTAACGGATTATGATCTTCTGAACTTTGATTTGGAAATACCGAGCCGCGGGATACCATTATCGAGTACAGGATCAAACGACGCACTACAGTCATTTGAATTGTTGGATTATGCTACGTGGGGGAATATTAGCGGATCGGGAAGCACAGGAACGGAGCAAGGTGCTTTAATGCCGATATTCACTATTAACACTGCATCAGAGGTTAAGGATACGGCCATTAACGCAGGCCCCTACTATGATACAACCGTTGTATTTAATAATGGAGAGGATAGTATAGGAACACCACCCTTTATAAGCCTGGCAGAAAATCAAGCATTGAAATGTGTTCCGGATCAGTTCAAACTAGATTTTACTATCACCGGCCGGCTAAATGATATTTCCAATGCCACTAGGATTGTGGACATGAACCTCATTATAAGGCAAGGGCCAAACCCATCTGCAACCACACTAATTTCTAACCAAATATTAGTAAGTTATGAGGCTGGTTCATCGGTAACCACTGAATTTTCGGCCTCGTACTCTGATTATGTGCCCATTCAACCCGGGTACAAGATTTACATTTTCGCCATTATAAACTATGTCAAAACATCCTCTGCTGTTTTGCAGTCGTTAGTAGTAGAATTTGATCAGACGAATACCATTTCCTTTACGGGAATAAGCTATTGTGAGGCTACAGACGCAAAGGCATATATGATCAATGAAGCTGTAAGCCGGACGGTGGAGGCCATTACAAACGATCAGATAAGATTTTATTCAACATTCTTTGGGCGCCGTAATTCTCAACCTTATTCCATTACACTTAACACCTGTGCCGGCGCCTTCGCAATCTCTAACGGCCTGAATGTGCGAAGGAGATTGCTGAAAGATGGCACACAACCTGGTTTCTTTGTTACTCTTAAGCAGTTGTTTGAAGAAACTAAGGCTATATGGAACACAGGTCTAACTATTGAGCCAGACTTAAACCGACCCGGATTTAACCGGATGCGCTTTGAGGATTGGCGATATTTTTACCAAGATGAAGTGGGTCTCCGATTCAATTACACTACGAAGGTCACCAGGACAGTAGATACTGACCGTGTATTTAACCGAATAGTTGTGGGATATAACAAATGGACTGCTGGGGAGTATTCTGGCTTGGACGAGTTCATGACCAAAAGGAATTACCGCGTGAATATTAATGCGGTAAGTAACGAGCTGGAGGCCACCACGGATATTATATGCAGCCCATATACTATAGAAATTACCCGTCGTTTGGATACCGGTACCGATGACTGGCAATATGATAATGAAGTCTTTGGTTTTTGTACCGAGGTGGCTGACGGCACACCGGTAATAGAGACCTTTGAAACCTCCGCTTATAGTGTGGAAAATGTCAACGATCCAAATACTTGTTATAATGGCCGTATAAGCCCTGCGCGTAATGCTATGCGATGGTTTAATTATGTAATGCAGGGATTGCGCAACCTTCAGCCTGACAGTAAGCTAATATTCACCGGCGGAGAAGCAAACTACATTGCTAAGTACGGATTATCCAACTGCAATATAGAGGCCAACGCGTTGCAGGAGAACGAGAACATAGAAGTGACAGACTTCGAGAATGAAAACAACGCAAGGCCCATACTATATCCGGAGACTATAACCTTTGATCATCCGCTTAACTTCAATCTGTTTAAACGCATAAAGAACGATCCGGCCCTGAAGTTCAAAAGTATTGAGGTTAATTGTAATGGGACAATGATTCCGGCATGGTTGAAATCAATTAGCTACAAACCGGAACAAGGGCAAGCAACTATAATAGCAATCCCTAAGAATAATAGCATTATTCCAGAACCTCCTGTACCTATACCGTGCCAAGCGACAATCGTAGAGGGCAGTGTAACAATGACCGATTTCGATTGGGAAGCAGGGATGGCCACGGTGGACTTCACAGAGGGTAATCCGGGCGCAACACAATGGTCTTATATAATTACTCAGGGAAGTACGCCAGGGGCGGGAACGGGCTTTAATGGCGTAACTACAGCCCATCCTTTCTCAGTGGGAGGATTAACGCCCGGAACATGGAGCGTGTTTATCGCTCCTTATTGCACGCCGGATGAAGTGGGACTCAATTACGGTACTGGTACTTTTGAATTAGCGTCGCCACCGTTTGCAATTGAACTTTCGGCGGTTCTGACAAACTTAGGAAGCAATAATCATTTAATACTAACTGCAACCACAGTAGGGGCTGTTCCTGCGCCAGCGGGATTTAGTTTCCAATGGGGACAGTGTGTATATAATACTTCCATACCCACAAATGCGTGTAGGGCTTATCCCGGAAGTGTGCTGCCGTCACCCACTAACACTATGACCTTTAGCGCAGGAGATACAACGCAATCGCAGAACAGTGTCACAATTACTGCCGGGTCGTCTTATGGTTACATTACTAAGATTGTATTATATAATCTGATTGGTATATCAAGTGCTGACATAACAAAAGCCGCGGGGCAAGGATGGACTTTAGAATTTATGTAAAATGATAGGATCACCTATAAATAGCTTCGTAGATTTTAACACACCGAACGTGGATTGTTTGGGTGATGAGAGAGACGTGGCCCTGCCGGTGTATGACAACTTCGGTATTAAGTTTCAGATTAAAATATCTGATGCCTCTGTTTTCGCTGATGATACACTTTATGCAGCCGCCTGTAGTGAAGATTGTGAATTAGTATATGATCCTGACTATGAGGTTATTTCTACCTGTCCCAGATATAAGTTTGTCACGAATGCCGGGCCCTTAATTGACTCTAATTTCCCCTTACTTGTAGGTAATTATGCGCCAAATCCAGGACAGCCACAGGTTCCGGAAGGGCTATATAATCAACAAGAGTTCTTAGATATTATTGCTCAAACATACGAAACTGAACTACCTGGACTGGATTTTTATAACTGTTGTGAGATACCGACGATAACTGGAATCGTGGTGTTTTTAGAAGGCGCTGGTAGCGCGAAGGAATTAAACCTGAATGTCTACTTCGGATACGGTTATGTGAACTTTCCTACTACTAGTTTAAGTGGATACATACTACCTAACGAATGTTTCCGGTACTGCGTTTTAAACGATGCGAAAGCAGTAATAAACTGTAGCAATCTCTTTTATCGTATTACTGATCCATGCTATACTACAGTATTCAATTACTATAACGAAGAAAATGCGTACGATTTCAAGTATGTAACATACGATGATGGGGGAACTGATCGAATAACCGAAAATCAGATACGGCTTTTTGTGACCCTGCAAAAACCTGAACATTTAATTGAGGAAAATATCTTCCGGCGATCCGATAAAGTTCAGCAGAGACTTTCCACGCTTATCGAGAAGGAATGGCAGGCAGACACTAGCTATTTTTCGGAAGATCAGCATGATAAGCTGGTAGCAATGTTGAAGCATGATTATTTAAATGTAAAATATGATAGTAAGAAAATAGACAGGAGAATGACGCAGATAGGGCCCGTGGATAAAGAGTTTACTGATATTAACAATCCAATAACATATCCTGCTCATTTTAAGATTAGGGATTATTCCAAATCCAATACTAATAATAATTGTGGATTTAACTGTGGAATTGAATTAGTAGAAGAATGTGAAGGAGGGGGTGTAACGCCAGAATGCCCAGATAAGTTTAGCATAGAGTTTACAATGGCCGCAGACCAGGAAACTTATCAGAATGACAATCTTATAGGGCTCACAGCTGATCAAATTGAAGTATACAGGGAGGGATTATTACAATATACGACCGGGCTCAATTATTATTCCACTGATTCACTAACCGGAACGATAACATTTGTTCCTGTAGGGTACGCAGGCGAACGCATTGCAATTGTAGAAATATGAAAGGGATTTTATTAATAGCCTTAGGGCACGAGAACTATATAAGGATGGCGGTCAACTTGGCCGCTTCTATACGTGCTACGGATAAGGCGGTTAATATCTGTCTAGTCCATGACGGTAAGTTCTCTGATCTGCCAACAACAGAGCAAGGATTGTTTACTAAAAACATTCTCTGCCCGGATACTCATTGCAAAACCAACGGGCAAGAGGATTGTATCAAAGCTAAAACGCGGTTGTATGAGCTTACGCCCTATCAACAAACGTTGTTCCTTGATGTAGATATGGTTTGGCTGTTGGATAAGCCTGTTACGGAACTTATTGAAAGCCTTGACGGCATTGACTTTACTATTATGAACACAGGGCCCGTAGAAAAGTGCTATTGGGCAGAACCGGACGAGTTAAGGCGAGTATTAGGGAACGAAATGCCCATGTATGTTTTTTATAGTGAGCTAATATATTTTGAGAAAGGCGATAAGGCAAAGGCATTCTTTAAAAAAGTAAAACAGGCATTCGATAAGCCCATTGTGGATGCGCGAACATTTGGGACAAGTGCCATTCCGGACGAGCTGGCCTTCATAATAGCCAGTCTCCAAACGGGAGTATTGCCCCACCAGGATAACTGGTTCCCAGTGTACTGGCACTTTCGGGATAAAGGCAAACGCCATCTGCAGCCTTATCAGTTATCGAAAGAGTTTTACGCTTATAGCATAGGTGGCAACGTAACACCGGAATATGCTAAAGCACATTATAATAACCTGACTGCTCATTATGGAAAAATGATGGGCATAAAACAGCCGTACCAGGTGCGGGATAAAAGAAGCTATATAATGGAACGCACAAAGTATTAAGATGCCCATTAATGTAACGGCAGACCTGATCAAACAGTATGCTATCAAGCAGTTGAAGTACAAAGGCTACGATGATTCAGTTAAGCTTTATGAAGCCTTGCGCGTACACGCGGACGGGGATATGCCAAAGGATGTGATTAAAGAAAGGCGACCTAGCGAAAGCGAACGGATCATGGAATACCGGGAAAAGATTTATGTGCCGATAACGGAGCCTACATTAAGTAAAGTAATCACCTCTCTGACAAAAATTAGGCGCTCCCAGGACTGGTCAATAAATTATGATAAAGATAAAGTACCCGGACGGATAGCCGATAATGAAACCTTGGAGCAATACTGCGAGAAGAATTTCCCCTACTTTAAAAGCGTTACCAATTGGGCGTTCTCCGTACTGTTAAAGAGTCAAATTGTAGATGCCAATGCCGTAGAGGTTATATGGCCCCTTAATATCAACAGGACAGCGGAGAATGAATATTACAAACCCTTTCCTGTAATATTTAATTCCGATTTGGTGTTGGATTTCTCTATGGAGGATTACGGCGTTTTTCTTTCCACCGATACTAATACCTACACGTTAGATGGCGTTACCAGGACAGACGGTAAAGTGATTTATATCGTCGATAGGAATTTCCTGTATAAATATGTTCAAATCGCGTTGGACGGTACTATGCGGGAGGACTTGAAATGGCAGCATGGTTTAGGCTTTGCGCCTATGCGCAAACTTGGTGGTGTGTTCTTCAAGGCGATGGATAATATTTTTGTTTATAAATCCCGTATCCAATCAATGGTGCCCAGGCTGGACGAAGCAGCCCGTATATATAGTGACCTTCAGGCGGAAATTGTTCAGCACGTACACAGTGACAAGTGGATTTATGTAAATACTGAATGCCGTCATTGTAATGGAAGTGGGAAAATGCAACTCCGCGACATGGATCCGTGCGCTTGTAATCAGTGCGATGGCAGGGGATATGTGCAAACGTCTCCATATTCTAATTTGGTACTAACACCTCCTAATAGTGTTCAGGGGCAACAATCTATTCCAACACCGCCGGCCGGTTATATCCAGAAAACGGACGTTGCTCTGATGGTGGATAAAATAGATGCACAGGTAGAGAAGCAGCTATACGGGGCATTATCGGCCGTGAATATGGAGTTCCTTGCGAAAGTCCCTCTAGCAGAAAGCGGTGTGGCAAAGGCTTACGACGGAGAAGAAACGAACAACTTCGTTCATTCTGTGGCAGAGGACATAGTTGCCGCTATAGACTGGACTTATAAAATAATTAATGAATATCGTTACCGGGATATTGTGCCAAATAAAGCTGATAGAGAGGCTATGCTTCCTTCTATTCCTGTACCGGAAAAGTTTGACCTGCTTTCGAGTACGCTTTTATTGGACGATTTAGAAAAAGCTAACCAAAACAAGCTAAATCCGGTTATTCTAAATGAAATGCAGATTGAGTACGCATCTAAGAAATTCTACAATGATCCGGAAGTAAAGGACGAACTAGAAACTATTTTTCAATTGGATCCTTTTCCGAATATTACTGAGGATGAAAAGATGGGGAGATTAGAAAGCGGGGGCATTACTAAAGAAGATTATGTAATAAGCTCTAATATTCAGCAATTCGTTCGTCGAGCAATGGAAGAAAATGAGGATTTCGATACAATGGACATGCAGACGAGGAAGAAAGTAATAATTAAATATGCTCAGGATGTAATTGTTGCCAATTCGCCTAAAACCCAAATAATGCAATCGTTCGGTGGTGATACAAGTCCAGTATTCGACACTACTCCGCAGCAAGCAGATCAAAATGCGCAATTAACATAATATGCCATCGCAGGAAGATATACTAAACCAAATTAATAAGATAGTCGAGGAATCGGCCGCCAAGTTCAATGATAAAATTCCCGGGTGGACGGACCGCATCTGGAGACAGCTCCAAGTTTTGTTCAAGCAAATAGATACCAAGGGCGATAAAATTGTACCCTCGATAAAGAACTTACGTTTAGTTGGCACCATCGGGCGTAAACTGGAAAAGATTATTGTAGATAAAGAATATCTGTCTGATGTTAAAAATTATATCACAGCCTTCAATGATATTACTAAATATCAAAATGAATATTTCCAATCTTTAGAAGCGAAGTTCAAACCTACTGCATTATTACAGGCCATAAGAGAACAAGCTGTAAGCTCTACAATTGATGGATTAACTGAAGCAGGGCTGGGTGATATGAAGGGCAATATCAAAACCACACTGCAAAAGAACATTACTACCGGAGGAAGTTATAAGGAGTTGATGAAAACGATGTCCGGTATAGTTACAGATACTAACAAAAGCGAGTCGTCATTTAGTACAAAAATAAAGACTTATACTATTACCTCAGTCGCGCAATATTCCAGGAACTATAGCCAAACAGTGGCGGAAGGTTTGAATTTCCAATGGTTTCAATATGTCGGTTCGGTAATCACTACCACTAGATGTTTTTGCCACGCTATGGTGAAAAAGAGATACTTCCATAAGAGCGAAATTCCTGATATTATAAAGGGAGATTTTGATGAATTTCGGGAGAGGGAATGCGATATAAATGATAATACAGATTTACCAGATGGATTAATAAAAGGCACCAACGTCTCTAACTTCATGACCTACGCCGGGGGCTGGAACTGTCAGCATTCTATTTTCCCGGTGCCTCCAAGTGCTGTGCCGCAAGAGCTAAGGGACAAGTTTAAAGACTAATGGTCAACCTGCTTACCACTTATAGGATGGGTTATGAATCTCCAATGAGTAGCATGCCAGTTCCATCCATTAGCTATACGCCTATTAACACTAAAATATCCGGTACGTTTATCAATGGTTATAATTAAATCATGCTCCCAGGGCGGAGCATCATCTAGACTAATCCATGCATGCTCATTTACAAACTTTAATGCATTTTCCCGACACTCTTCCGCTGTTTCAAAACCACTGTACATATAAATTATTTTATTTGCAACTCGTCCCCAGTAATGGAAAAATGTAAATTCTGTAATTCATGTACGTATTTCAATTCCTTTCTAATATCCTGTACTCCGGAATCATATTCAAAAAATATAGGTAACGGATCGTGAAGTCCATTTGAAACATAGCATATCTTTTCCCCTTTAGGGCCTTCAAAACCCCATACAATTTGATCAATCTCATTATCCAAAGTCACCATTCCGAATTTCTCCATCCATTTTTCAGTAAGTGGAATGCCAGATAATTCATTTTCGTAGGCTATAGCGAGATGTTCCTTTATAAGATAGCGTACTAGAGGCGCATCTGATCTCCTAATTTCTTCAATTGTGATAATTTGTTCATTTGAATGCAAGTCCCTATAAACCCAATTGCCAATTCTTAGTTGCGAAACATTTATCATTATAAGTTATTTATAGCCATAAAAAAGACTTTAATTTCCCCAATACATTTTTGATCATCCCCTTCCCGTTGCGCATCCTGGTTATTTCTCCCGTCTTAGGATCCACATTTACCATGCAGTTGTAACAGGAAAGTAATCCATCATATGGTTCCTCCAATTGCTCTAAACACACCGGGCAGTTTAGTATTTTCTTGTCAGGCATCCGCGAATTTACGAATTCTGTTTAGGGTATGCGATCCTCAGCAGATCATAAAGCGCAGCTTCAAACCCAAATCTACATCCGCATTGATCTTTTTTCTTCTCCTGATGTGCTGTTATCATTTCCATTATATCCTTTGGAACCTTTGTTAATAGCTTCGCGGGCTTCTTTATGGTAGAATCCATTATTTGTTTTTATATAGCAAATATATAGATAAAATTTATAGAAAGTTGATTATGATATAGAAAATATCTATTTTTGATATAGGATAACACAATATTCTTTATGGCCGAGAAAATGCTAAAAATAGTTCAGGATGGTCGGGAGTCTTATATCCCTGATAATAGATTTAACCGGGCCTTCTGGACTAAACATAATTCAAGGGTAGCCGGTAGTTACAACGCGCAAAGAGAGCTTGTGACAATTCTCCAACCATCACAGAATGAGTTAGCAGAATTAGAAAAACAAACCGCCTTAGAAATAGGACAGAAACCCGTTATTGCGGCTGCAAACAATGAACTGGACACACTGAAGCAGCAGGTTGCGCAGATGCAGGAGATGATTGCTAAACTCACTGAGCCGGTAGAAGAACAACCAAAAGAGAAAGGAAAACCAGGCCCAAAACCTAAAAACGATAAAGATGGCGAAAGCTAAACCAATGAAACCGCCGAAGCCAAAGGGTAAACCTTGCTGCGGTCGTTAATTCAATCAAAAAATCTTATATGCCTGTAAACGTAGGGACACTTTTAACAAATTTAGCAAAGAAGGTAGGGTACGATCCGGCACTTGTAACAATTGCCGCTGATGCATTTTCGGCAGAAGTGCCGGAAGAACTAGCAATAGCATTGGAAGGGAAATTACTTACTGAGGAATCGGCACGTAATAATCCAAAACTTAAAAGCTATTTCGCTAGTCAAGTATTGGACACGATGGATAATAACATCAAATCTTTGCTAGATGAATTTGAGGTGGATGAAGATGTGAGGGGAGAAATCCTGGGCATTAAAAGCACGTACGAGCGTATCCCTGCCTTAGCAAAAAAGATTCGTGAACTGGAAGCGGCTAAGGGCACTGCTAACAAAGGAGACAAAGCTGCCCTACAAGAACAAATCAATAATCTCAATAAAACGATTGCCCAAATCACTGCTGAAAAAGACAAAGCTGTTCTGGAAGAAAGGACAAAAGCCCAGCAGGAGATTGCGGAACACATGTTCAGACATTCAATTGAGTCAGTAGATTTAATTACTGACCTTTTTGATAAACCAACCATGCTGGATATTGCCCAAAAGCGTATTCAGGATGAGTTAAAATCCCAAGGTGCCAGGGTGGTGATTAAGGATGGTACGTTAACACTTGTTCAGGCTTCTGATGAAGCGTTAGATTTTTACAAAGACAACAAAAAAGTTACCTATTCCGATTTCCGTGATAAGGTTTTAGCCAACGCGAAGATTGTAAAGGTATCAAATGCTGCCGGCCAGTCCGGGTTACCAGCCGGCCAGTCCGGGACACTTGCCAATAATGGCACTAACTCTCAGACTACCACGGCGGCAGCTAATTCGGCAATGAATCCTATATTAGCAAAAATAGAACAAGCCAAAGCTGCATATGCCAATACAGGTAGTTAAGGAGTGATTTAACTTCTTAATTATTACTACAATGGCAAACGGGTTCTGCCCCTCGATACTCGCGCAACTGAGTGATATTACTCAGTGTAATACTCCCGCATTTAAGGTTACACCGGCGGGTTTCCTGCAAAAATTACTGGAAGATAAGCCATCCCTTCAACTGCTCACATTAAGTGATGGTAATGGCCATCAGAGAGATGTACGTTATAAATACAAAAAGCGTATCGTTCCTTCTCAAACTGACACTGATGATAATTGTAACATCAATTACATCCCTGCTTGGTTAGAAGCTGCGCTGGCTACTACTAACTTCCGCAAAGTAGCATTCTTTATTGATGATGAAACCATGGCAAAATACTGCGCCGATGCATCTCGCACGGTGATGGTAGGCCAGCCAGGCACACCACTTATGCAGGAGTTCATGACCGACGTTATGAACGCTGTGAATGGTTTGGTAGGTGGTATTAACCAGGATCTACTCACTTTGCAGGCTATCAAGTTTGGCCGTAATGTAGTTACCGGTTTGAATACCGCACAAACGGTAAACATTCCTAAAGATGCCACTCAGTATGACCTCAGCACCGGTATAACCAAAATCCTTGCTGACGCTTCTGAGAATGAGTTCTGCGGTGATATCTCTATCGTAGGTAGTGGTATCATGAACAACTTCCAGATTCAACAGCTTGTTTCTTGTTGTAATGCTGGTGGTATCGATATGTCACGTTTTACTGGCTTCCGCTTTTATCATGATCTGTATGCTAAAACCGCATGGGGTACTAACCAGGTAGGTGTATTCTCTCAGGGCTCTGTCGGTCTGATTGACATCATTCGTTATCAGGGCTTCCGCGCTGGCGACAAGGGTGTGTCTCAGTTCTTTACGCTGCCCTTACCGGTGCTATGTCCTAACTGTAATGGTGGTTATGACGCTTTGGAGGTTGACGCACAGCTGAAATACTTTGATTGCCCGCAGGATATTGAAAGTGAATGCGATGGTACTGTTCCTATCAACCGTGGTTATGCTCTGATTCTGTCTAAGACTTACGGATTGTTCAATGTTCCGTCTGACGCTTATCAGAATGAGGCTATCTATAGTGATTGCGGTACGGATCGCCTGAGCGGTAATAACGGTACGTTGCGTTACACCATCACCAACAGCTAATCATGGCTACGATTATCGAATGCTTTACTGGTTTCATAGGCATATTAGGATGCAATTCTGAGACGCCTGGTAGCGGGTTATATATTAATTCGCTGCCGGGTGTTACCCTGGAAATGGTTGATAAGATCGCGGATGCGGAGCAGGTTACCTACCTGGGCGTTTGGAAAGAAGTTGAACAGCGGGCTATTCTCCGGTTTCGTACTCAGTTCATGGCTAAACTTAATGAGTGCTACCAGATTAATCAGCGGGCTACAGTAGAGTGTATTGCCTGTGAGAACAAAGATTTGTTGGCAAACTCGTTATGGTATTTGCTAGGTTCTGAATTAATGGTAGAACGGATTTATTCCAACCGGATAAACCGATACACAACCATTGACGAAACAGAAGCTAAGGAATTGCGGGACTATTTCACTGCTGAATTTGAGAAAGAGCTGGCATATGCCGTTCAGGGTATAGACGTGGAAAATTCCGACTGCATAACTAACGAAACAGACTGCCTGCAGGAAAACGGTCCTATTCACTGGCGAGAAAGTGCAATGTAATGGCTAGTAATATACAGGAACTGATATTGGAATTAAAGAGTCTACAAGAAGATAAGACGGAGTATATGAGAGCCGTGGTATCAGTTCTGGTAGGAGAAGTTAGACAGCGTATTCATGTAAAAGGAGAAAAGGCTGATGGAAGCAATATTGGCACCTATAGTAGCGCATATTTAAAACTTCGATCCGGTAATTATGCAAATGCCGGAACCTTCAGTAAAGGGGCAAAGAAAGGACAGCGAAAGGACGCAGGAACTTTTACTGACAGGACAATTCGGCTAAATAAGAAAACTGGAGTCTTTACCGGAGAGGAAAAAGTTGGCAAAGCTCGTCCTAATTATAACAGAGGTACCGATCCTAAGGTGATCTTGTCGTTGACAAGGCAAATGGAGCAGGATTTTGTTGCTATAGCAGAGAATAATGAATATGGGCTTGGATTTAATAATAAGGACAATTTCGATAAAGCCACCTGGAACGAAGAACGCTACAAGGGAGTGTATAATCTAAGTCAGCAAGAAATAGAACTAGCAGAAACGACCATAACCGATTACATCAATGGCTTACTTGGGTGAAATAGTAGAGACAATCAACACCACTTTAAAGGCTAAACTAACTGCTTTCCCTTTGAGCCGGTACAATGGGTTGTCTTATCCAATAGCCCGCAAGAAGGGAACCGCCTTTGAGTATTTACCGGCCCTAATATCCAGTTCAGGAGATGCCCGACTAATCACTTTCGACGACATTAATGAGTTAGAGATATATCACAGGATAGCATCTTCTACTTATACTCAAAGCGGGGTTGCGACCTATGGCAATGGTTATGATGCCTTCAAACATAACTATGATGTGGATTTAATAGTGATGGGCGATAGGCGGAAGGTTCAAGTAGCACCAGATGTGCTAGAAGCCGCAATCGCCTCCAACATGCCCAGCACAACTACCATAGATGGCATAAGAGGGATTAATATCCTCGCCGTTAGTGCCAATCATAATAGCCGATCTTTATTCAGCCAAGAGTTCCAAGGTGCCGATTATTACTTGAAACCAGAACATATATTTTTTAGCATTCGATACCGCGTAGAGATACAATATCAAAAAGGGTGTTTAGTCCTTTGTCAGTGTTAACAATTTAAATCTGTCAGAAATGGCTACAGTATATTATCCGGGTTGCGATGTAGATGAATTACCAGACTACCAGTGTGACCCATGCGACGACTACGAGAAAGGCCGTATCAGGTCAGTTGGTTTCGTGTCTGCAGCTTATCGAGCTACGCTTATCGCCAATCCTACCAACTTTACAATTTGGCAGAACGGTATTGAGAGCGGGGACATTATCATTATCCCGAAGGTTGTGGGTTCCTTAGACGCGCCTGATCCGATTACCGGTCCTGGTTATGGTGATGATGTGGAAACAATCTTAGGACGTGATTATACCTTGATTTGGCGCGATCCTTCCTATAAGAATAACTGCACATTCTATAACACATTGAAGCGCCAGAACGGCAAATATTACGGTATTTATCGGACTGGTACGCAGTCCCACATTACAGACAAAACCGTTACGATCGACACACGTGCTCCGGTTACAGAAAACTTGGAGGACAATGTGGAATGGAACGGTTCTGCAAAGTGGCGCTCAAATGATAATCCATGTCCTTTCGATACTCCTGCCGGCATCTTTGAATGCTTTGGCCTTTTACCTTAAAATAGCGGCCTTCGTGCCGCTCTTTTTTTATGGCAGTAATAAACTTTACCGTGGGTCAACCAGGAGCACCAGCGGCGGGAAGTGCTAATTATTACAGTCCTATTCTCAATGGTAAAAAGCTAAAGGTTTTCCGGGAAGGGCAGTATCAATATCGCACTGGTGCCAATTTCATAATCGCTCCTGGATCAGGGGCCGTTTTATTCTTTCCCTCATTCTATGACGGGGAGCGGATACGAATACAAACTATATGAGAAGAATACTAACCATAATACTTTTAGCTTTTTCGTTTGCTGCAGCTGGGCAGACACAACCGCCGATCTCACAGGGAAGCAAACTTTACCAATTCAGAAACGGTGTGAAGGTAGATAGTGCATTATTTCTACCCAGGAAAGATACTGGGGTTACAGATGCTACAATGAGAGCCCCGGGCATGTTACAATATCGAATACAGGATAGCCTTCTGTATTGGATGAAAGGTAATAAAATGACCCCTATTGCCAGCGGAGCAGTTGATTTATCAGCCTATTGGGATAGCCTAACTACAAAAGCCAATTTTCCTATCGATACAGTACAAACAGTAGAACTAATGGAGTTCTATACAGGTAAGGCCTTATTGATGGTCGTATCCGATCCGCAAAGAGGCGGTCTGTTTAAAAGGAATTTTTCGGCTTCTTTTGGTAATGAAATTACCCGGTACCCTAACATATTTGGCGATGTGTGGGATAGGATATTTAATCCGGCGGACGGTATTTTTATTGATTGGGCACCTATCGATATTACCGGCGCAATTGATGCCAGTACCGCCTTAAAAAATGTGTTCGCATTGCCTTATAAAAAATTTGTTGGTGGTCCCGGCAGTAGGTACCGGCTAGACGATAGCATTTTCATTGCTAATAAGGATAGCATGACTGTTGATTTTAACGGCGCTACTATCTATGAAAATACCGTCCACACTAGAACAATTAGATTCTACGGATGTAATGCCCTCACGATACGGAATGGTAATTTTGATGGCGCCCAAACATATGCATCATTTCAAACTAATCCAACAATATTCCGGTCTTATATACAAATTGATAGCTGCATTAATGTAGTTGTAGATAATATAAGATCAAAAAACAAACAGGGGTCTATAGCCTTCAGGAAAGCCTATAGATTCTATTGTAATGGAATAGAACATAAGGGATTTTTAACTAATAGTAATAAAAGTAATTCAAGTATATGTCCTGCCATCCACATAGAGCATGATGGATTTGACGCAGTGACGGGATGGAATGGTTATAACGTGATAAGCAATTCCCATGCTAGTAATAATGGCAGTGTAGTTCTATTGGGGGACGATGCGCAGTTATATACAATAACGAATATACGTGGGGATAGTTTATTTGATAATGGCGTTTATATCTCGTCTGGATTATATGCTAGTGTAAGCGGATGTAATTTTCGGTATGTATCCGGAACGGGTATAAAAGCACGTGGCCGTGGGTTTACAATTAATGGTAATATAATAACTAACTCTAGCTTCGGAATAATAGCAACAGGTAATAACAGTGATACCTTCTTTGGCGCTATTCCGGATGATTTCGGTGGTAACGGGTATAACACGATTATTTCTAGCAACACTATCGACAGTGTTACTACAAAGGGCATCAGCGTTGAGTCACAGGACAATCTTACTTCACACCATATAACTGTAAGTGACAATATTATATCACACCATATTAACGCCAGTAATTCAGCTTTACAAGTAAGTTCCATTGCAGGAGCAACTATTACGGGGAATAAGATAAATGGGTCAACGGCTTCTACAGCGGTTATTATAAATAATAAATCGGGTGATAGTACCCAAAACCTTCAATTTGCACATAACACGCTTAATGCATGTACGGGAATTGGAGTGACTTTCACCGGCGTTAAAGTAAGTATTATTGAAAGTAATAGATTCTTCAATGTCACCGGCAATGCAATGCTTTTTCAAAGCTGTAGCGGAAACCAGGTGATCAATAACTACTCCGATGGATTGAGCTATAATGCCTCAGCAGCAAATAGTAATACTCGGAATGTGTTCATGTTTAACCGGGGAAGTTCTGCCACAACCGATAATGCAAATAATGCCGTATTGTGGAATCTGCCCAATACACAACAAGGGATTACAAACCGGCCATGGTTTACTGCCAGCACTACCGTCGCCACATCAATCCCTTATATAGCACTTGATACTGTTTCCAGTGCGAACTGGACCAGACTGTCAACCTTTTACTCTCTTAATGCATTAACAACAGCAACTCAAACATTCGCTGTCGGTAGTGCTGGATCCGATTTCGCCATTAGTTCAAGTGGAAGTACCCATACGTTCAATATTCCCACACAGGATGGAACGAAAACACGTGGGCTTTTAACTTCAGCAGATTGGACAACATTTAATAATAAAGCACCCGGCAGCGGATCTGCTAATTATATACAACAACAATTTGTTTCAGCCCAAACGGGTGGATATTGGGTTGGGGGCACGGGAAGAATGTTTTCTGTACAAACAACCGCCGGAACAATGGGAGGTGGGCAATCTCATATACAATTTATGACTACCGGCGCGGTTAATAGATGGTCCATGGGTTTGCAGGGAGCTGAATCTACCGGTAATGCAGGTAGTGACTATTATCTAAGCAGAAATGCTGATGATGGAATTACAGCATTGGGAACTGTCTTATATATAAAGCGATCTAATGGTTTTATAGGAATTAATACAAATACTCCTGCTTCAGTACTACACATTGCGGGTTCTGTATCAACAAACTTTGCTTCAGTATCAAGTAATACAACTCTTGATTCTACCCATTATACAGTTCGGGCAACTGTATCAGGTATTACCCTTACACTGCCAACTGCTAGTGACTGTACTGGTAGGATTTATTGTATAATTAACTACAATACAGGCGGCAATATTAGCATTAGTGCCTTCCTATCACCTGTAGCTGTAAGTACTACAACAATTTCCAACGGTTCAACAGTTTGGATACAATCTGACGGAAATAATTGGTTTCAAATCAAATAAAACCTATACCTAATGGGACTTTATTATAATAATACTGTAATTATAGCTGACATACCCACCGACATGCGGGCCTTAGTGTCCTTAGATAAAACTTTATTTATGGTTCCAGGACCAAGTGTAGCATGGCCTAATCCAACTCAATGGTGGATGTATAATGGAACATCCACAGCAACGGATAATGGCACTACAATACTAAAACCAACAGCCCTAAGCGTTTCGGATCCGGGAAGATTTTTAATTCTGACCATCAATGCGGTGCCGCCTACAATGACGTTAAATTCTGCATCGGCGCGTAGCTTTAATAGTGCATTTCAGATCAATACCGCAAAGGACACTATAGCTTATTACAGTGTCAGGGCGGTGACGAACCTCACCTTAACAACTGGGCAAACCTGTAAGGTAACATTAGAGATAAGTCCGGATGGCTCAACAGGATGGACGGCTACTACGGCAACAGAAGGCGGACTTACTGGAACATTGGTTGTTGGGCTGAATCTTAATGCTGCCAATGGAGGTGCAATAGCGGGTTTTGTACCCAGGGGTTATTATGCTCGGCTAAATACTACTGGCACCTCGGGCGCCGTTACACCCACCTTAGTGAGTCAACAAGAAGTATTATTTGGATAAACAGAAATACCATGGCAAATTTTCTAAACAACGTAAATCATTCCAGTCCATCATGGATGGTGAATTTAACTGCTGGATTAGCATTGTTGACACCAATTCTACCCAGCCTAATAAATACTTTACCGGGTAATGTATCCCAATTGACTAGGGATTGGCTAACATGGTTACTATCCGTTCTGGCCGCCATATCAGGTGTAATCACGGCCTTTTCTAGGAAGAGCGATGTTATAATGGATGGTCCTGGTGGCACAGACCCTAAAGGCCCTAAACCGCCAACGCCTTGACCAGAAAGGGGATAATATTATTATTCCTTGTTTTTTCATGGCCTGTGAATAATGTACATAGGCTATGGTGTCATGCATCACAGCAGCCTAGATATTTATTTCCTGGGGATAAAAGCTACTGGTCTACTACGCAATGGTATGTACATGACATTGGGGAGTGTATTAGCTATTCACTAATAATTTTAGCTTCATGGCTTTATATTAATAGTAACCTAAAACGTGATAAAGATACCCGCGAGTTATTTGGTGCGATACTAATAAACCAGGCACTTGATTTGCCGCATTATTTATGGAGTGCCCGACATAGTGAATGGCTTTTAGCATTACAAGGGGTTATAGTATTATACCCGGCGGTCAAAATATTAATAAGGAAAATTGATACATGATGAACCGGCCCATAAAGTTTTGGGAATTTATGATTGCCGTAATTGGTGTTATAGTTACTATCTCCACCCTCATTTATAACCGTGGAACGATGGAGGGAGAGAACTATCAGAAGCAGGTAAACATAGAAAAACGTTTGGATGGACATGACGCGCAGTTAAAAAAAATGGACGAAAACATGTCAGAACAAAATAGGCACACCGGCGAACGGCTGGATAAAATAAACGACAATTTAGTAGATGTGAAAATCCTTTTGCAAAACAAACAGGATAGGCGATGAAAAAAATACTAAATGGACAAGTAGAGACTAAAGCGGCTTTTGCGGTTGTGATCTTCATTTATGTTATGGCCCTCTTAGCAATCTTATTAAATGGTTGTAAATCCTCTGAAATACTCGCAGCGCAGAAGGCATCAAGAGCGGAACGAGAACGACAGGAACAAATTGCCATTCTTGAAAAGACCCGGGAACTATTCCCCTGTGACACTTTCCGTACTTATTCAATAGATACCATATTAGAGTTCGTGCTGGGAGATACAGTGAGAATAGGAGAGGTTAGTTATGTCCATGATACAGCGTTTATAAAGCGAATAGTAACCAAATTCGTTCTAGATAGCGCTTGGCTACAGCAGTATCGTGATTCTTTAGTATCGGCAAATTACGCCTTCGATATCGCCCGACAGGATGCTGCAGCACAAAGTAAGAGGGCAGATAAAGCGGAGATTTCTGCGAAAGCAGCAAAAGAGAATGAGGGCTATTACAAAAGAATTGTAATCATAGGCGGGGTTGTATTGGGGTTATTAATTGGAGGTATTGGTGCCTTGAAAATATTTGGTAAAATATGATCACAGAGCAATTAATAGAAATCATGCCGCTTAACTGGGTTGTGAAATCTGGAATGGATCAACAGGCAATTACTAAAAGAAAGTTGGAAGTGGCTAATACCTATCTGCCATATTTGAACGAGTACATGGAGGCATACGGTATAAATACTAAAGACCGTCAGGCCATGTTCATAGCCCAAATAGCACACGAATGTGGCGAATTGCGCTATACCCGGGAGATATGGGGGCCAACAGCTGCCCAAAAGGGCTACGAGGGAAGAAAGGATTTGGGCAATATTCATTCGGGCGATGGCAAACGATTTATGGGACGCGGACTCATTCAAATCACTGGCCGCGCGAACTATGCAAAATGCAGCCAAGCGTTAACTGGAACGCCCAATACCTTCCTGGATACACCTGACCTTTTAAGCACCCCCAGGCATGCAGTAGAATCGGCCTGCTGGTTTTGGGCAGATAAAGGGCTTAATGCCCTTGCCGATACAGGCAATTTTGTATCCGTCACAAAGAAAATCAATGGAGGCACTAATGGTTTAGTTGAACGGGGAAAATACTGGGAGAAAGCGAAAGAAATATTATCATAGGATTCAAATATGGTTAGTAAGTGAGGGCCGTTCTTTCCAGGGCGGCCTTTCTATTTAGCTTTCTTAAACCTTTGTCCTGAAATGGGTTTTAATGGTTTTCTCCAATTGCGGTCTAATATCCTCCGGCACTGATTCATCTACCAAGGTTAAGTCTTCCCCGACCACTTTATAAATTACTTGTTGACCTGAAATGCTTATGCTTACTTGTTTGGTATTTAGGATTCTACGGATTTTGATATCGTAACGCCCAATGGTCATTTTCATAGATTACAATTTGAGGGTTATTACTTCACTTTAGTAAATATAGCGAATAATACTAAATATGACATGCTGAATTTAGTATGTTTTATTAAGGTTGCCGTATATATGTTTGCTATTAATTATGAATAGTGAACAGCAGGCCCTAAATGCCCTCGGAAAGAGAATCAAAGACATTCGGGAGGGGAAAGACCTTTCGCAGATGGACGTAGCTTATAAATGTGAAATGAGCATGAGTCATCTTTCCAAGATTGAACATGGGCGCAATGTACCAGGGCTACTTGTACTTATTCGTATTGCATTAGCGTTAGGGGTGAAATTCAGGGAATTGGCGCAAGACATGGATGATTTTACTTAAAGTATTTCCTTATGATAAGTTCCCGGCTTTAATTCCCTCCCAAATTATCCTCGCAACTTCCCTGGCTTCATCTGTCTGTAGCCGTTCGTCATACTGAACTTCCCCGTTTATTTCATCAAAGTGCAATTCAGAGGGCAAGAGATCAGCCAATAAATCAGCCTGTTCTTCCTGTACCAATCGGTAATGGTAATTCTTCCCTTCCCAGGTAATGACGAAATTGAAAAAGTAATCTTGGCCATTAATTAAAAAATGACCCGCTTTTGTTGCTCTTGGCATGAAGGAAAGTTCGTAATTTTGCAACATATGTAAAAGACATAATTTGAGAATAGACATAAAAACAGACATAAAACAGAATTACACATCTCAAAACCCGCTACCGGCTTAGATTAAAATGAAATTTTGTTCCACCGGCGTTGGTCTGATTTATATAAACCCCAGGTCAGCACTTGTCCGCCAAAGTTAATAATCCCTTAGCTGTAGCCAGTTTTAATACCTTATAAATTTTACTCGGCTTTATTTAAATTCACTTAAATTTACTTTTTTAGACATAATTTTAGACATACTCCACATATATGTTTATAAAGGGTAACGGATATTTCTATGCATCCTATTATTGCAAGGATGGCAGACTAAGGTACCCAACCGGAGTTAAAGTGGACTCAAAAGAGAAGGGAGATAAGATTCGGCTGGATCGTATAGAGAAATTAATTAATCAGTATGTAACGAACCAGTCTATCTTAGAAGAATCGGTTTACAAAAATAAACTGACTGTTTACCTGGACGAACAATTAGGCAAGATAGATAAAGAAAGATCTGACTTTAAGACGGATTGGCTGCAAATGATTGATGATATGCGTTCGGGCAAATTGCGCAAAGAAAATGATGATCGTTTTAGCGAGGCGTCTGCCAAAAATTATGGAAGTGTTCTAAAAAAGCTTGAAAACTACGAAAAGTCAACAGGATATCTATTCACGTACGCATTCAGTATTGAGGATCACCGAGCATTTATTGGATGGCTGATACAAGCCAATTATAGCCGTAATAGTATTGCAGAGATTGTCGCGCGTTTAGGGGCCTTCCTTTCCAAAATGCATGATGCTAAAAAGCATAAAAATAAAGTATATGAACATAAGGGATTTAGATATTCTTGGGAGGAAGCGGATACGGTTGCGTTAACACTACCAGAGCTAACTGCTCTTTATAACCTCGAACTAAAAGGGGCCCAAGAGCGCGCACGAGATGTGTTTGTTTTTGGGTGTTGGGTTGCGCTCCGTGCAGAGGATTTGGGTAGAATCAATGAGTA